ATTATCCAAGGCGGTGATTATCAACAGGAAAAGTTTTTCGGGTTCTTTGGCTACTAGACGTCGTCGTTGGACTTTTTGTTCTTTTTTTCCACACTCAGTGGTACGTCGATCCCGTTTCGGATTAAGTTTCGGATTGGTCTTTTCTTTCCTTTTTCCACCATGCGTAAGGTCGATGTTGATGCGGTCGTAAAGGAAATCGTGCGCGGGGAAATCGTCGTCGTGGATGATTGTATATGGCAGACTAGACTGCCGTTCTTTTCTGACCCGTAGAGGTTTTCTTTTGATACAGTTGGTTGTGACCCTTGATGGGCACTTTAGGCACCTGCAAAGGGTTATATTTGTCGATGCGTTTGTCCGTGCTCGTCATCACGGTGTTTGATATCTCCATAGATGGACCGAATGATTTCGTGACGTTGTTTCACGTGTCAATGGCTTACTGAGAGAAACACACAACTATGAGAGAGACAAATGGTATGAGAAACGCAACTCTTTCGGTTGCAGTAGCTGGAACGATAGTCGTTGTGACGAAAATAACGTATTCTGACAATGATTTGCGATTCATTTAATTGGAATTAAATGAATCACACTACACAAGGACGGTAAAAACAATAGTAGCCGCCAATGCAATAGTAGTACACATAATGTTGTCGATCTATAGTCTGTCGCCGAGGCTGTGACATTGACGTACCCATTTTTTATTCAGCTAAACAAAAGATTTCCAAAAAACAAAATATGGATATAGATATTCTAGGATGTTTGTATTACACTCTGGCTCTCCTTCTACTGTCGGCTGCCACACTCTTGTTCAGAGCTTTTATCTATCCAATTTTGTACTGGGTCTACGTGTGGTACAAGATCAAATGGTCGTCTCGTCTCTATAAATGGAAAAATCGTCCCTTCAACATGACCAAACATCGGTGCTCGTTTCTTCTCAACGAAGACGAGTACTCGCTGTGGCCCGAACGACACGTGTCGCGATCGCTTTTCGATCTCGTCGTCATCACAGACGGCACCAAAGATGTGTCTCAGCGCGTTCTCTCCAAAGCCGGACCGTACGCCAATTTTTACGGTCTTCGCGTCACGCCCTCCGATCTCGGTCTTCACGTTCTCTACATCAATCACCAACTGTTTGGCGCTCGCGAAACTATTCCACCGTTAACCGATTTTGTGTAGTCGACTCTGGACACTCCGACGCTGTAGCCAAAGTTTCGATAGTTGAAAAATAATCATTCAGTCGTTCGGCGAACGCGTGTCTCGTTTCGCTTCTCACGCTCGGCATCACGTACCACAAATTCTTGTAGTCGACGTACGACAAATACGCGGCTATTTGGCGCAACACTTCTTCCGGTAAGAGGTCTAGCATTTTTTTGTGGGGCACACACACACGTGTAGCACTTTATATATATATATACCGCGATTCGTGTGCGCGCGCACACAACAATAAAACGATGGAAACCAAATGTCTCGATTCGCAAAAAAATGTCATCGACACACCCAAACGACAGCCGGAAACTGTTCGTTTCAATCAAGATGGATTTTTCAACGAAATACGTGACTTTTATCGCATCCTACCTTGGTTCAAAGAAAAGGTCAACGACATTTATTTGTGCGTTCAAAATTTAGCCGCCGAATCGCTCATCATCTTGCAAGACTCGCTTCGCGACGATCAGGGAAACACCTATCATCGAGCCAACAAGTTCTATTTCGACGTGCAGAGCGTCGCTCGACGTAAATCCCAACAGGGAAACGTCACCACCGTCGTTCATAAAAACGTCGAATACCGATTCATCGTCGGCATCATCACCCAGTACGGACTTTTCCGACAAAACGAAGAGATTTTCAACGCTCAGCAACAGTATCTCGTCAATTGGAAGCACAACATCAGGACCGATGAAATTCAACGCATTCTCGACGCCAACGTCGACGTCGAAACGTACGGCCAGTTTTTCAAGAGCTACATCAAATGTCGTCTCGACATGGACTGCGACTATGTTCGGCGCGTCATCAACGTCTTTGCCGAACGCTTCACCGTAGGCCGTCAATTCATCGACGAAATGTGTCGATTCGTTATATTTTTGAATCCCAAACTGTCGATCGTCCACGAAAGTGTCTTTGTCAAACGATTCAAAAAAAAGTACTACAATCCTGAAATGTTGCCCTTTATGAACGAGTACGATAAACTGGGAGAATTGTACAACGATGCCGCCACGCCGGTCGAAACTCTCCAGCACGTTAGCCGGCAATTGTACGATCAATGGGTGGAAACCCGACGCGAATGCATCGATTCCCTACTGGTCAACAACAGCAGCGTCAAAATGAATTACGGCGGCAGGACCAAAATGGTTTCGTCCAAAATTAAATTCGTCCAATTACCCAGCTGGAAAACGGTGTGCAAAAACGCCACGCATCTCGTCGACGTCGCCGAAGAGGACATTGTCTACATGCAAGACGGCAACGACATTTACGGATTTTCTATCGGCCAAATGTTTCACATTATCGAACACGAAAGTGGCGTCAATCCGTACACGCGAGTGCATCTCGATCGACGCGCTCTTCAGCGTTTCCTCGACACGTACGTCAAACCGCCATCTACAACCACCACCAATAGTACCGATAACGCTCACATTATCGCCGCCGACGATGACGACCAAGTCAATCAGTTGGTCCTTCTCATTGAAAAACATTTAGCCTTCCACGAACGTCTCTGCATGCACTGTCGTCAGCACAAGGCCAAAGACGCCGTTTTTATCGAAACGTACGAAACCGATTTTCCAATCATTCATTTCTGCAGTAGCGAATGTATGGCCGCCTATTCACTCGAAGAATTTAGAGCTATTCAAATCTAAAAATAAATGGTCAATTACATGATGGAACCCGAAGAGAGCGCCGAACAACATCGTAATCGCGTCGTCGTCGGCATAGATAACACGCTCTACGCTTCCGTCAGAGACGCGTACGACGGTCGATATCGATGGATCTCTCTCAGTTACAATTAGTTATTTTCGTCGTCGTCCAACAATTTGCGTTTGTACTGAGTGCCGCACGTGTCGTCGTTTTCAATCAGTTTCTTGGATTTCAAAAACAGTTCAATGAGACGACACAATTCAATGCGACTCAGAGCGTGATCTACGGGAAATTTCAGTTTATTTTCAATCAATTTAATCAGCTCGGATTTGTGCCAATTGACGCAGCGACGACCGCTCTTGATTTTACGTCGATCAGCGGCGGCGGCGGCACCACCGCTACAACCATCACCTTTTTTACTACTACTACTCCTACTACTACTTTTATCATTGTCAGTTATCTTGATGCAAAATTCACCGAGATCGCGATTCTCCTGCCCGTAGCATCCGTACTCGTTATTTTCAAACTGTACTTTTCGAGCTTGAAAATAATCGTCCACCACCCGAGTGTCGCACTCGTAACCCGTTCTCTTGTCCACGCAAAACGAATCGCCGCGACGCAAATGGTAGCCCAAACGGTGATCGTCTTCGTACACGCTCGACTTGTAGTGCAACCACACGGTGCGCTGCAGAGCCACGTGCGCTTCGGGTCGCGTGCACCTCAATCGCAACACGTTTTTCAACAACATGCGCTGCAAAAACGTCGGCATATTGATCAAGAAATTCTTGTCGTTCTGAAAACGTTTCACGTCGGCCACGAAATTGCGTCGCAAATACGTGCACATGCTCAACGCCGCCGTCGTGTGCATTGGTTTCGATTCGTATTTACTCAACAAGTAGTCGTAGAAATTGGCTCGCTTTCGGTCGTACAACGTCGTCAAATAGACACCCGTGTCGTCGTAGCGAACGTGAGATGCGTTGCCTCGAGGATTCACCATCACCACGTACGTGTTGACCACGTGCTTGATCAGTTGAACCAATTGCATGCGCGTCACGTCCAGCGGCTGAGTAGCACTTTCGAATTCCGACCACGGAACGCACCAACGACGACGAAACAGGTCACGCAACCACTCGAAATGACGAGTCCATTCTTTGGAACCCGTGTAGAAATGAAGATCGTAGTTGCGCGTGATGGAAAACGCTTCGTCACCTTGCGGCTCTTGGTCGCACGTAAACTTGCACGCTCGATACTGACAATCGCGTTCGCCGTCGTCGCCGCATTCGTTGCGCTCCTTGAACAGATAACAATCGAAAGCCGATTCTTTGACCAATTGAACAATCTTATTGATTTGAAAATCTTTTTGTTCGCTAATGTTGTACATGATGAGATCGATGCTGGGAAAAGTGCGCGCCACGGCCGCGTACTGGTATATGTGAACCACCGGTCGCAAACCCATAGCGATTAAATCGTGATGACTGTTGCGCCAACCTCGAGCTATAACTTGCGACGTTTCGCCGTAATTCCAGTGCGGCGTCAAAATGTGCTCGTGAATGACGTTGCGCAAAGTGAAACCTTCGGTGATGACGCGACTGCCTAGCAAAGCGTTGATGATTTCGCCTCGGGCGTTCTCGGCGCTGTTGAACAGACCGAGCAAGTGCTGTTTTTTGGCTTCGCTGATGCACGACGTCAGAACAATGTACGAACGACGATGACGCGGCGACGACGACCAACCTCGCTGATCCAACAATTTGGCCAACATCAACAGTCCCGAACCTTGAATCAGATCGCTGTACACCATACTCAGTTCACCTTTGGCGCTAGCCTCTTCCAATCGATCGATGACGAAAGCGTACTTGCAACTATAGTCGGCCAATTTGGACAGAGCCACGGCTTTGGCCTGTTTTCCGCATTTGCCCTCGGCGTCGACGTACAGCGACGTTTGGCGCGTGTTGTTGTACACGTTGACGTGCTGAGCGTCCATGCGCCAAGCGCGTTCGTACGCCGCGTTCTGTTCCTCGCGCATCGGTAGACACACCAATTTAAAGTGCGTTAACGGAGCCACCACTTTACCCATGTACACTTTGGGCACGTCGACGTTGACCGATTTGACAAAGGACACGCGTCGTCTCAAATACGATTTCAACAGCTCTCCGTTTTTGACGTGATGCGATTCGTCGAAAAATGTCGTCGTGAACGCGTTGCCCACCGGCATTTGGTGATCCAGAGGTAAAATCAGATTCATGATGCCAGCCAATTCATCGGGTCCGTCTTTCATCGGCGTGCCCGTCAACAAGACGATTTTACGATGCTGCAACACGTGCAGTAGGCGATGAATTTCGTTGTAGATTTTCAAATGAGTGTTGTGCTCGTTGTCGCGAATGTTGTGCGCCTCGTCGATGATGATGATGTGCGAATCGAAACGTTGCATCAACACCTTGTCGGGTAAATCTTTGATCATTTTAGCCAGAATTTCAAACGTGAAAAACGTGTACGTCTGGTGGATTTTTTTGCGCTGGCGACTGCGAAAGAGTTTCTCGTTGAACTCGCCGTCGGCCGAAGTGGCCGGCGCGATTTTGTACTTGTCGTCGGTGCATTTTTCGGCGATTTCGTTGACGAAATTGTTGATCAAACCTTGACCTCGAGCGATGACGATGACGCCACGATACTCGTGCGGATGCAACGTCAACAGTCGTTCGGCGATGCGAATACTCGTGCACGTCTTGCCGGCTCCCATTTCGTGAAAGAGCAACAGTTCATCCGTTTCATTGTAGACGTTGCCGAACCAAGTGGCCAAAAATGATTGATGCTTGTAAATGTCTCGACTCGTTTTCGTCTCTTGAAATTCTTTATAGAAATACACGGATTTCCTGTAGTCGGCTATGAAATTTTCATACTCCATTTTATTACACACATGCTAAATTTTCCAAGGTAAAAAAAACTTGGAAAATACACAACATAAAATACCTTTTTTAAAAAAAACAAAATTTTAACCTTGAACGAAAATAGGTTTCAACCATTGACGGATTTCGGCCTTGACTTCTTCAGACATGGTCGATCGGGTCGTCGTAGTTGGCACGTAGATGGATTCCGTGGCGTTGTTGAACGCTTCCAGTGCTTCGTCGTAGTCGCCGCCAACGTCGACAAATTCGGCACCGCTCGCAGAAATTGCTACTGGTGGTGCTTCGGCGGCTGCTACTTCTGGTACTACTACTTCCGCTGATTGGTGTTGTCGGTGACGATGACGAGGCGTTCGATCGGTCGTCGATTTACGAGCGCACCGCGTTTCGTACCTTTCCTGATACTTCCAAATCTTTTCGCTCGATTCTTGCAACAAAGCCAACGTGGCGTCGTACTTGCTCACCGTTTTTCCAAACAGTTTCAACGTGTTCTCAAACATGCTGCCCAAATCGGCCACTTGGTTTTGCATCAACATTTCGTGATCCAATATTTTAGCCGTAATGAAATTTTCGAAATATTGAACCCATTCGCCGACATCGGTATAGACGCTCTTGACGAGTTTCATGTGGAAAGCGTCCAGTTTTTCTTGAATAATCACTTTGAGCGCATCCTGGTGTCCCAAGTGTTGCGTCGAAACGGCTGCCAGTGCTGCCATTTGATGATTTTGAATATTTCGAGGAATAGCTCCGTGAACAACACCAAACGCAAAGACAACAAGTGCTAGCTGTTGAATCATTTTACGAATCTTGGAGATACGATAATTTTTATCTCTAACCGAGTGAATTTTTTTCTCAATTCGCGCACGGCATCTCAAGCGTGGCTGTAGTGATAATAAAAAACATGCGATTCGTTCGTTTCAAATGCGGAGTGGAAACGGTGCTGCGACGCGACTACAAGACCGTACCACGACCCATCGGCGACGACATGTGCGCCACCCGGTTATTGCTCAATTTAAAGAATTTACTCGTTGTGCGCGGCACGTCACCCGACGACACCATGATCGGTCCTCTAGAGTATTTCGGTCGCGTCGATCCCTACCGCCACCCGTTGACGTCAGTGGATACATTGCCCATAGTGCGACCCGAATGCGTCACGTGCCTCAACGTCCAGTGGCTCAGCGCTTCATTGGGCAACGTTGACGACAGTCTTTTTCCCAATGCCGGAAAGCTCGTGTTGAACAACAGCGATCTAGTCGTACCCGTTACCGACCGGCCGGGAAACTACATCGACTACAATGTGCGTCTCGTCGAATCGTCGCGCGTCACGTACGACACGCAAAACAACCAGAAAACCATGTTTTCGGTTCGCTACCATTTCGCTGAAAACTATTACGACTACGCCATGACCAAAGAGGGAGTCTTTCTCGAACGACATCCCTTCATACAAGCCATGAGTCCCGTTGATAAACATGCCAAAGGTTTCGTCATGGCGGCGCGCATGCGTGATCAACATATTGACATTATCGGCATACGCATCCCGTTGGGTTACACGCTACTCGTCGATTCGCTAGCCATTCACGGCGATAGCACGCTCGTCGGTGACTATCGTATGGAAATGACGGCCGATCACGTGGAAATGAGTAAAGCCGACACCGTCTTTTTGAAAACGGTCCAAGGACGGAACGTCGGCGTCAATAACGTCGACAAAGTAAGCGTTCCACCACCCGTCAAACATACAGTTAAAAATCGTGTATTCAATCCAGTGTGGTAACAAAAAAGTTTCATTTAGTATGTGATGCCTTACCCAGTACACACACACACCAAATGAAACTACAAACACTACAGAAATATATACGACTACACAGACACTATTTATACGTATATTTAATTAAAATGAAACGGGATCTTTAAAAAGACATTTATACATGCGAGACGTGACGTGAAGCATTCTACACTTGTTTCTAGTGTTGCGAGTCATCAGATTCCACGGGCAATCGTCGTCACGGCTCCAATCGTCGGGCATAGGGCAATTGTGACGTCTCAAATAGCGAACGCTGACCAAATCGTCATTGTAGGCGCAAACGCGCATCGTTTCCGCATTCCACGGGCACCCGCGCGAACGCAAGTAGTGCAACACGTCGACGCGACGCGCTTGAGCCGCGCAATACGTCACAAAAGGATCCATCGCACATCCGTGATCGATACAGTACTCTAGACAGTCGATGAATCCGCCATGTGCCGCGGCCGCCATCACGAAATGATTCCATTCGCAACCGCGTTGGTGCAAATATTTCAAACAATCGAGACGACCCGTCGACGCCGCCGCTCGCGCGCACGTCCAATCCCACGGCTGACGCAAACACGCCACGTGACCTAAAAAAGCCGCCGTTTCGCAATCGTCGCAACACACTACCGTCGCCACCACGTCTAACGCCCCTTCCGCAATGGTGTCAATCAAATACGTTGTCGCTATCTGTGTCATCGTCGTTGCTATCGTAACTGATACAAATGATGTTTAAACAATCACGAGGATGCGGAAAATCAATCTCGCATGTACCGCCAATAGGTGTCAGCGATTCAGGAAAATAAAGTCGAGACCACAACGATTCGTCTATCCAATCGACGTAGACTACAACGAGAACCGTGTCCACAGGTAAGCGAATGAATTTCAAACGAAGACAATGTTTTTCGTAGACGCGAGTTTGCGTTCCCACTCGTACCGTACACTTTCCAAACACCACCACGTGATTGTGTTGACGACAATCGACCACACTTCCTCGACTGTCACTCTCGATAAACACGTCCATGATCTAATCTTCTTCTTCTTCGTAGTCGGTCGTCACGTAACTACTGTCGCTATCGCTGCTGCTGCTGCTGCTGCTAATGCTAAACGTCACGTCGTCAAATTCTTCTTCGACGGGAATAAATTTCGAATACGGCCACGGGACGGCCACGCTGTGATCGGCCAAAACAAAAGAACTCAACGTTTGCAGAGAAGGCACGTGGACGTGGTAGTGTTCGCGCCAAACGCTATCGTTGATGTATTTTTTGAAAACGGCCACCAACACCGTGTGACGTTCAATGGGAATGACGGCGCGCGTCTTCACTTGATAATGCTGAATTTCGTAAATCGTGCCAATTCTCACCAGACAAGAACCTTCAATTTGCAAGGGTTTCGTCACGTTTTTCAACACGACGCAATTCGTCGTGTAATATATAGAATTTATAAATACCATTTCTCACAGAGTCTCAATTTGTTCGTCGCAATAAAATAAGTTTTCGAAAAAATTCACCACCAATTGTCGAGTTCGATGACGCAATACAGCGGGAAAAATTGTCTTGATCTTGCCACGTTTCTCTAAATCGAGAGCGCACAACGTTTCCAAAGTTAGAGGATTTTCATACTTCAATTCGATCAGCGGAAATTCTTGACGAAATAATGTTTCAAAATTGCCAGAGGCGTTGTCGTCACTCTCCAAAAAAACAAAGAGGAAAACGATATTGACCAAATCGGCCGTCAATTGACGATAGGCAATTTCACGATCGGCGACTGGCATAGACAATTGACGAACTCGACCTTCACACGTGACATACTTTACCAGGACATCAACGTCGGGTAAAACCAGTTGGTCAACACGTTCGTCAACCATCAGCACCTCGGGAGCAATGATACGGTCACGGCCGTCTCTATTAGTAGTAGTGGTGGTGGTGGTGGCGCTGCTGCTGCTGTCTCCCGTTTTTTTGCCTGAACCCATTTTCTCTTTTTGACTACGAAAACAAGCGGAGCGTACTCAAATCCGACGACGCCACGCTGGCGCCCAAACACGATTGACGGGTCGCCACACGACCCGACGAACGACTACGTCGCCGCGAGGTGGTGGTGGTGGTGGTGGTGGTGACGGCCAAATATCGGGCGCTGGCTGCGGAGAGGCGGCCGCTGGAACGATGGGATCCACGCCCGGTATCGGCCGGCTGACTAGTTTTTTGACACGGCACCCACGACCGATTCCACCCACGACGTGAAAAACGACACGCGCGTATAGTACGACGGCGGACGACACGGGTTGGTGCCGAAAGACACGATGCCCACTTGAGTCGCTCGTCCGTTGAGCATGACGATCAGAGGACCACCGCTGTCGCCGAAACACGTCGTCGTATTCGTTCCCCCTCCGGCGGCAAACTGTTCTTCAGGTTTTATCGGGATGGTGGCCGTCATTTCGCGAACTTCCGCTTCTTGCATGATGGTCGCCGAACTGCCTCTGTCGCCTGTCACCGACCCCCAACCCATGGCCGTGATGACCATCGGTTTCAAATCCATCGTCGCGTTGGCCGGCAAACACACGGGTTTGACGAATTGCGTAAACTCGAACGGACGATCGACTTCCAGTAGAGCGATATCGCCGCGGAAATTGTCGCCTTGATTCCACGTCGGATGATTGACGACGCGTTTAACGGTTCGCGTTTGCCTTTGCGGTTCTTGCACGGCTCGATTGAAAACACCGGCAGCGATTTGAGCTCCGACGGCTATATTGCAGTGAGCCGCCGTCAAGATCCACGACGGAGCAATCACGCTTCCTCCGCAGCCACCGAGTGATGCCATCCAGGGAAATTTACCGGCGAACGAATCCTTGCCGTTGACGACGTACGATTGCACGCCGCTCTGCGTGCCCACGTTGCCGCAACCACCTGTGGGTCTAGGTTGCGGACCCGGACCAGGACTAGGACCCGGACCAGGACTAGGGCCAGGTCGCGGCGGTTTCGCACCTCCCGAAGTCGGTGATCGAGACAAGACTACACCGCCAACCACGCCCAAAATGACAAATACCAAAAATATAATCCAAAAATCTCGTTGTTCCATTACTGTAGCACTCTTTATATTATTGTTGAATACCAGTGGTTTCTTTAATCCATTGTAAATAGTGAGATACCCGAACGAAACCACCCGCACCTTTCGTACAAGGATCCGTCGCGAACGACATGATGCCGACAATGTGCCAATTTTCGCCCTGTTGCAACATGAGCGGTCCACCGCTGTCGCCGAAACAGATACGACCGCCCGTCGGATTGCTGGCGCACAATTGTTGAGCCGGATTGATGTTGAATTCGGTGCACGGTGCCACTTCTTGCAGCAAGACGTCTTGCAGTTTGGTCGCTCGCGTAGCGGGAAACGCTTCGGGACGCGTGTTACCCCAGCCGGCGGCGTATAAATTTTTGCCTTGGGTCACCATATTGGGCGTGGGCAGACAGATGGGTTGCTTGTAGCCGTCGAACACGATGGGCGCCGGCAATTCGATGAGAGCGATATCGTTTTTGAGTGTGGTTTTCTCGTACTGAGGATGAATGACGACGCGTTTGGCTTTGACCAAAATGCGTTGATTCTCGTTTTTAGACGTGTCGAACGCGCCAAACAACAAATCTAAATCGTTAGAATCGGCGTCGGAGATACAATGCGCCGCCGTCAGCACCCACCTGTTGGAAATCAAGGTCGCGCCGCAATTAAACAGATTCACCATCCACGGCCATTTGCCGGCGTAAGCGTCAGTTCCCGCGACGATTTGCGGGTCGAACGTTGTAATCAATCGTCGTCCGCACAATTTCGATGGCGGAACCGGTGGATTTGGACCAGGACCAGGACCCGGACCAGGACCCGGACCTGGACTTGGATTGGGTGGACGAGTGCCGCCACCGGATGTTTGTCGACGCGACACGTAGACGAGAACGCCGACGATCGGCGCCACCACCACGAATAAGACGAGGAAAAAAATGCCTATATTTCTATTGCGACGATCTCTGTCGTCGTCTTCATTACTACCATTTATTTTTAGTTAGAACCTTGAATTATGAGCAGCGTCGCGACGTACATGATAACCGTGACGGTAGCCAAATAGAGAACGTTATTGTCCTGTAGCGCTGGTATCGTTCGTTCGAGCGTTCGACGCGTAAACGGTAGCGATACCAGAGCGAAAACCGTCGCGACGAAAATAGCCGATTTCCACGCGGGCATTTTTTTAGTAGAAGAAGCTTCAACGTAGTCAGCCATTCTTTATTATTTATTGTTCTTTAAATATTCGTCGTATAAATAAACATGTATGCTGCTCAAAATATACAAGAAGATTTGACGATTAAACAGGGTCGTTATTTTTGGCTTTTCGTGGCTCTCGTCAGCGTCTTCCTCATCTACTTCATGGTGGACTGTTTCAACCTCTTTGGTGGTGAAGTTGACGAAGGTGATTGCGGTTGCGATGGCACGCTAGGATCGTCAGTGCTTTTGTCAACCTCCTAATTATAAACAGCATGTATCACGGTGACAGATCTATTCGTTTTTATAATCTCATTTATGATTTGTTTTCTCGAGCGAAACTCAAGAAAGAATTTATCGAACTCTGTTTGACCGAGGAACGTATGGCCAAATTCGGTAACGCCTTCACCAGCGTCAACTACGACAAGGCCAACAATTACGAGTACCACGAACAGATTGGCGATTCGACCGTCAACAAGTTCATCGTGTCCTACATGTACAATCGTTTCCCGCAATTGCGCACCAGCGACGGCGTCAACATTGTCGCTCGACTCAAGATCAAGTACGGTTCCAAAGGTCAGCTCAACATCATTTCGGAGAAGCTCGGATTCTGGAACTACATTTCCACAGAGAATGAAGAAAGAATTAAACGTAAAAAAAATCTACTAGAAGATGTATTCGAAGCCTTTTTTGGCTGTTTCGAAGAGGTCATCAACGAAACCATTTACGAAATTAAAGGTGTATGGTTCAACGGAGCCGGATACGATTTGTGCTACCGATTGTTGTCCTCCATATTCGATGAATTGTCCATTTCTATCAAATATGAAGCACTCGTTGACGGCAAAACGCGACTCAAAGAGTTGTTTGACGAACAGCGCCAGCATTTGCAGCAGTTGCGCTACGAGGACTCGCGTTCGGCCGACAACAACATGTTCGTCAGTCGAGCCTACAACAAGAACCAATTGCTAGGCGTCGGTACGAGTAACAAGAAAAAAGAAGCCCAAGAAAAAGCTGCCGACGAAGCGCTCATCACTCTGGCCAAATTGGGATTCGTCAAAGACGTCCCTCAACAGTACAGAAATTTAACTTAATTTGTGTGTGTGTTTTCAAGATTTCCAATACAACAAAATATTGAAAACAAATTTATACCGTTGTTTGATTGGTCGCCGGCAGCGGCGGCGGCGGACGATAGTGATATGAAATGCGGTCGCATGAAACGGAAACGACCCGCGTTTCACCGCCCATCGTGACGCTGACCTTGTGAGCCGACCCGTTCCAAAAGAGAAACGGATCGATGGGTACCGAAAAATAGGGCTTTTGTCGATTGTGATGACGTTGTAGTAGTTCCAGTAATTCAATAGCCGCCGTTCTTTTGGCTTCCTGTTTACTGCGACCCGTGTGTTCGCGAGTCACCATCTCGTCCACTTGCAACCTACACGTAAACAGGGGTTGATGATGTGTCGACGCTATCGGCGAGATCGCGATGGAAAATGTAGTGTTGACTTGGAACCCATGTTTCATGGCCAAATCGTTCAACTGGATTAACGCATTCTTCGACTGTGACATTTATCGTATTCCTTTTGTCTTCGGGTCGCAGAGTCAATTTTTTTCTGACCTCGTACTTCACCTGTCGTGGTAACGTAAAAGGTATATACATTTATTATAAACACATGTCTTACACCGGATTCAAGAAACAGACAAGCACGCGCGACTCGTACACGACCGACCAAGCGTGTTCTTTCGGTACATGCAGTATCTCGACAGAACAATTGCCATGCAACAAAACGGGCGGCATCGAAGACGAAACCACGTCGTTCGAATCGTGCGTCGGTGGATTCTGCCCTCAACGACGCGTTTGCGTGCCTCCCGATCGTAAAGAATGCGACGTCGGGCTCAATGACGGTCGCGTAGATCCATTGAGCTCTGTCGAATGGCAAGTCAAAGCTCCCAATCTCGTTTGCAAATACGATATCGATGAAATGAATAGCATCAACGTCATTGACAATTACAAACGTTTATTCGGTGACAATGACAATTACAAACTCATGATGGAACGACTGTGCGGCAGCGAAGCGACACTGTGCGCTCTGGATCCTCTAAGCGGTAAACCTTTTGAAAAGTGCAGCAACATCAACAGCACGACGCAGGTGGGAGACGAGTGTCGCCTGTTTTACAACACTCAAACGGCCGACATCAAGGACACGATCGTGCAAAACTATTGCGTCAAACATCCCAACAATCCCGATTGCAAATGCGTCGAACGATCCACCGATCCCAATTATCGCAACGTCAAACCCCATATTCCCTTCAATGACGGGTGCTGGTATCCGGCGTGCGCCACGGCACCCTATTTGAAAACTCAAGACGTCAAAAACGCCACGTGCCCATCTGACGTCTGCCAAATCGTTTTCGACAATTTAAACAATAATAATGTCAACATTTCAGACAATAAGAACGCCATCAATTGCAAATTTGAAGCTCCACCTCAGCCGCCGCCGCCGCCTCGTCCGTCGCCAGGTCCGTCGCCGCTGCCTAGACCGAATCCTCCTCCATCGTCGCCCGTCAACATCACCGCCGTCGTCATCATCGGTATCGCCGTCTTTGTCGTCGTCATCGCTCTAATCGCCGCCGGCGCCGGACAACGACAACGCTAGGCGACACACAACGCTAGGCGACACACAACGCTAGGCGTCGTCTTGACCAATCGAAGCCACGTAGTGTTGTAAACTTTGCGGCAATGATGATGTATCGAGACTATTGGCACGGATACAAATGGCGCTCCGTAACTTTAATTCCAGTGGAAAGGGTTTAAATCGTAAATCCCATTCGAATTTTTTTATCGACATCCAATTGTCCAGATAAACCATTAGTAGAATAACAGTTGGATCAAGGTTGATAGTTACACTGGCTTCAAATGTAAACCCCATATAGGATTTGCCAAAAATGAATCCAGATTTCGTTCTGCCACTGGCGAATCCGACTTTTATGCGACAACTAATAGATTCCCAATAATTGTAAGATGAATACGCAATCCTAATCTTAGGTGTCAGCTCGTGACGTTCCAAGTAAATGACTTCATTGCCAATGTTACACGTTGTACGACGACCGTTGATAACTATAAAAGAGTTCATCATTCGACGCACACACACACACACACGCCGTAACAACTCCTACAGTCAACTGTGGGCGACCAAACGTCAGGCAATCGAGTGTTGTAAACTTTTTTTATTGTGTGAAATACCAATGTCTATTTTTAAGGGAGGGTGAGGTTGGTTCGGGTTGTACAATCAGGTGGGATATACTAAAACTAGTAGACATTGGTATTTTTTTTGTATTTATTTCTTGACACCATTGTATTGAGGTTTATCTTTCTGGTAGGCTATTTTGAAGACGCGAGCTGGATAGTCGTACGCGTTGATGATGCGCGTCACGTCGGCCAACGTGATTCGTTTGTGAACCGGGTGGTGACGTTTCGTTTCCACGTAGTATTGCTGAATTTTCAACAAGAGACCGTGCCGCTCCTGGCTGACGTGCACGTAGTTTTTCATGATGTATCGATTCTTGTAGGCCAGCAGCAATTCGGCCGCGATGACGGGAATTCGCAATTCGAACCAATCGGCGATCGGGGCGCTGTCGGGATACAATTCCAAATACTTGCGTCGTTTATCGGCATCGCGACGAGCGATGCAATAGCAAAAGGCTCGACACGAAATGTTGTTGCGCACGCTGGCATAGTCGGCGTAGGCGGAATTCAAAACGCGATACTGGACGCGGTAGTCGTCGGAAAACAAGAGTACGCCTTGTTTTTCGAACGGATTGATGGCACTCACGGCTCGCACGAGATCGACGACCGTATCAAAACGAATCGTTTCGTTGATGGGAATGAATCCAATGGCTTCGTGGACTTTGAGCCGCTGATCGCGCTCGTCCGTCACCAACACCAAATAGATGCTCTCTTTTTGCAATTCGGGTCGAACGACGATACGATTATCGGCGTTGTTGATCAAGATGAAATGGTAGCGACGCGTCGTTTGCAATTGGTCGAGAAAGTCTTCGTACGATGAGAAACCGTAATCTTTCTGCAAAGCTTCGACAAACAGGTGACCGAACGACGTTTTGCTGGCCCAACGCGATTTGAAAGCGTTCAGTTTGCGATGCGTCGTCATGAGCCATTTGCCGTCGACGTACAGAAATTTTACGATCGTTCCCTCGTACGACCACGAAATCTTAAAGTCGGCCAGATTGATTTTGTCCAGACGCGTCACATTGTCGCATGTCATTTCTTCCGTGAAAGGAAATCCTCGATAGATCAATTGACGTCCCTTGAAAATGTAGCCGCGAATGAGACACTCGAATTCCGATTGAGGAGAAGAAGAACAATACACTTGATACGTGCCATCGTCGTCCGTCATGGCAATTTGATGACGCTTGATTTCATCCAAAAGAGCACCATCGTCTGCTTCAGCGTTGGTAGCGGTGGACACTACGGTAGCGGCAACGGGTGCCGACAAACACAATTCACTCAACTTCATAAGATACTCCATAATGTTTGCGAGTTTTACGTTGGCAAGAACGCTTCTTTAAACCTAATTTTGTTTAAAATAGAAACTCAATTTTTTAACTTCCATAATAAAACCATGAATAGTAGTGATATTGTAACTCTGATTCGATCCGATTGGGATATAGCGCAACTCGATCGCTACGATGCCCAATCCCTAATGTACAACGTCAGCCAGGAACAGTCGATGCGACTGGCTCCGACGCCGACCATGCCGCCCAAACCCGTCACCTACAAGGACGAAATCGTGCATATGGTTCTACCGCCCACTCAAAACTTTTCACTCCAATAAAGATGAACTACATATTTTTGGCTCTATCGACCACAGTCGTCTTGCTATTTTCATTCGTGTTCTACAAAACGCGCGACTCGCCGACCAGCGTTTCCCCAGCCGTGTCGTCGCCGACCTCCAGTATCTACGTCGTCAGCAACAGAAAGCCCCAATCTCAATCGGCAGTGCCGGCAGACCAGTCCATCTGTTTGGGCGGCTGTTCGTGGATGGACGGCTACGCGGCCGGTCCGCAACCCGTTGTCGATCCCTACGGTGTGGAGGAAAACGGCAGCACGTTGCCGCACGACATGCAATCGCTCGACACGATGAACACCATGCCTTTCGACTACAACGGTATGGCTCAACCGCAATCGGCGTTCGTTCAACCGGCGGAAATCACACCGACCCCCGATCCCGTTGTCGATCTTATACCTCAAGAAATTATTTACTAAAACAAACAAACGCGCGGCACTCCGAGAGATGAAAATCAAAAACGTCGATCACGTCGCTCTGCTCAGCCGTTGCACCACTCGCAGCCAACAAGTTTACGTCGAAAAGTACATCTTGTCGTCGTCGGCGTCGTTACCGAAAAATGTTCATCAAACTATCGATTCATTGCGTCAGGAAAACGAAGACATTCGCGACACGAATCGATCGTGCGTCAAGCAATACATTCTCGAACGCTTCGTCATGAAGTGTCCCTACGACAAGAAACAATTTTACCTCATCATCAATAATGCCATCATTTTCAAACTGATTCAAATCAAAGACTTGCAGCAGATGGTGCAAGTTTTAGATAGCGATAGTAGCGTATCGTGTGATGAGATGCTAAAGGGACATCAAGCCATGTCGAAAATAATTCTTGAACTCTCCAAATCACGTCCCACTCGTGACGCAGAGCCAAATAACCCAAAGTAAAGTAGATGGCGTTTTTTGAGGCGTAGTCGGGCATGCCTTTGAAACGTTCGATAATGTACGGTATGTCGTCGTAGCTGATGAGATCCACGCGTTCGGCTTCGAAATCCAAAACTTTTTTCAAAATCTGATTGAGTGTCTGTAGACTGGCGTTGAGATAGATTTCCGTCGTCAAACTTTGGTAGTTGACGTCGTCGGTCGTGCAAAATTTACTGTAATCGCACATTTATTCACACACGCACACAGTCTTATTTTACATATCCTAAAAAAGATATATAAAATTATTATTTCAAATTTAATCCCGATTGAATGTAGCCGATGATGGCTTTTTTGTAGTCGGCGGTGACATCCAATCGGAACCAGGCAATGACTCGCGTCAATTGTTCCAGAGTGAGACGCGACAGGTAGGCGTCGGTGATTTGACGACGCGAAACGAAATATTTTTTCAAAAAAAGTTGGTCGCCGAACGCTTCGGCCGACGACGGGTACGACATAAAATAATCGATATAATTCATTTTCATGGCTTTCGGAAGGAAATCTATTTCTCGCCAACCGTGATACATGGCGATCTCTTTGAGAAACGTCAACGGTTTTCGCATCCACCACGAACGAGAAAAACTGCTAAACGAAAGCGACGAGTCGCTCTCCAGCAGATGAACAAACGCGTCCACGTCTTCGTTCATGGCTTCCAATTTTCGAGGCAACGATTCATCGTACAACCCACGACAACACGACGTCTTGTCGACGCATCGCCAATAGTATCTGCCGTGAGAATTGGCCACGCTATCATAGCGTCGACCGTCGTAGCCGACCATGATTTGGTTCCTGAAATCGGAAGCCAGCAAAGGCGGTTGATGGCGAGTCATGACGTAATCTTCCATTGTGTAATTACCCGTTAAAACGCAGACACGTGACACGAAAACAATTTCAAGAGAACCATTCATCATACAAACTATCATAAACTAGATTAATTAATTTCAACATGTCTAAAATACATTTTGAAATTAAAAGTTTTTTTAAAGTGTATAATCGTGATCGATAGTTTCGGTGGTCGTCGTAGTGCTTTCGGTCGTACTATCTTCAGGAGTACTCTCTGTCGTCGACGTAGTAGTACTGCTAGTCGTGGGAGGTTCAACAGTCGTCGTTGTTGTAGGCGTAGTGGTTGTAGACGTCGTTGTTGTAGGCGTAGTGGTTGTAGACGTAGTAGTGGTTGCAGGCGTAGTGGTTGTAGACGTAGTGGGACGCCTGTGCGTGGTTGGTTCGGGAGCTTCCGGGGGGAACGGTTGCAGGCTAATGTGAACGAAACCTTTGCGCGTCAAATTGAGCACTTGCGTAAACCATTCGGGAACGTCGTCGTTGCTGGTCTTGTTGCGATGCTGCTGATGATGATGATGCTGTTTCAATTTACTCACGTCGCGTACCAACTGAGCGGTCGCGTCGTCCATCGTCACCGTCACGTAGACGTAGTATCCCAAAAGACTCAACACCATCAACAAACAGAGCACTTTGGTAGCCGTTAGAAAGAGCGCGTAGCGACGCGACGCTCGAGACTCTGGCGGAGCATGCTTTTTAGTCGTCAACGGCTTGTAAACTTCTTCGTGTCCGGATTCGATATCCATATTTTTCTCTGTTTATTTACTAGGTAATTGTATCCAATTTAGCTAGCAATTTTTTTCCGCTTATTCGGGAATAATAGTGCGACGCACGTACGTCACCACTTGATCTTTACCCGTGTAGGCGTCCGTCATGCGCGTGTAGCCTCCCTTGACCAATCGTTCGGGTGCCACCTGGCTGGGTGTACCGTAGCCACCGAAAACGGGAACAATGTAAACATCTTTGGCGTCCATATTTCTTTTTATTCTATACTTTATCATAATTCTATAAACCACAATAATTCGATTCGAACGGTACTCGTGGATCGTAGTAGCCCAACGTCTCAGCGCGTTTTAAAAGCGCCGCGTTGATGGCGTTAAATTTCTCCGTGTGATGCAATTCGTCGCAAATGACGTGCGCCACCTCGTGACACAGGACGTACATTAAACTGTTCCACGAATAGAATTCATTGGGGTTTTTACGTAAACAGACGACGATACGTTTCTTATTCTCCGTGTACGATCGACTACCCTCCTCCATGGTAAACTCGTTGTACACGTCGCGACCGTTCAACATGGCCGTCAAGTAGTCACCACCACCACCACCACTACTAGTACTACTTAAAATGTCGCGCATGGCTTCACTCAATCGATGCAACAACGAGACGGCCGAAGGTGAATTGATGACGTACGACTCGCGAACGCGTCGTCGCTGCTTAGCAATAATGACTACAACTAGACCAATCGTTAGAAATAACAAGACGAGAAAAAGGACTTGTGGTCTTCTCATTTATTGAACCCATTGATGTTGACACATACTACATTTAGCAAAAACGGTCATCGGTTCGTCGCCACTGCGCGTCTGACGACTGTAGGCCGTGATTTTTTTCGATTTACACTTGTGACAAATGAGAACACCTTCTTCGACATCGTGAGGCGACACGATATACTTTTCGAATTCTTGTTCCTTTTTCTTGTACTCGTCGAAAACGGGGAGATTCCAAACGTCGTCGTCCGTCACGGGCACACCGAAAATCATTTCGTACAAGACGCGTTTATTGGGAGCCGAGCAACCGTAGTGACGATTCAATTGCTCGAGCGAAAAACTCGCATCAAAGGCAGCCATCCGCGTTGCTTTTTCTTGCCGACAAAACGAGACACGGCCTCTTCGAACGTCAACGACAGTTCCACACACTCGTACAGATCCACGTCGTCAAGAGTCAAATCGTTGAGCTCAACTCGATTGACGACCGCGTCCACGCCCGCGTCCCAAAAACTCACAAAATCGAAAAGCGTCGGAAAGAGTTTCTCGATTTTTTCGCGAACGCGTCCCTGCTCCGCTTCCAAATCTGTCCACTGGTGATTGATGACATCGGCCAGACTGCCCACGATTTTTATGATGTTCTTGTAGTGCAACGTCGTCCACTCGCGACACACGAATCGATGGAAATCGCCGCGAGACATTCGCGACCAATGCCAATTGGTGTAGCGCGATTCGTAGAGCGCGTTCAACAGCTCGTCGCGCGTCTGTTTGACGTACACTTGACCGTCGACCGTTTTCGAAAAGGGACACCACGTCGAATTGTACACCCAATGCGTGATGGTGGCATTGTCGACACAAAAAGGCCAATAGGCGGCATCGGCTTTGGCGAACAAGAGTTTGAAATAGTGACGCACATCGCATTCGTCGTGCACTTGGAAAACGAAAAAACGATCGGCGTAGCGACGATTGCGAATCACTTGACAAATGTTTTCCACCGATAAATTGGGCAATCCGACGTGAGGGGCGTGAAGCCATTTGCGGTACTGACACAGCGAGTAGAGCAATTTACCGGGCACCAGCAACAATTGTTCGCGATTACTCAGCGACACGTGCGTCAATTGCAAGTTGGGATTGTTCATGATGACGCGTACTTCTTTCAATTGTTGTTCCATCTTGTACCATTCGTGCTCGGCGACGGTGGTGACGAGTTGATGAGGGGTCGGCAAAAGTTGCGCCGTTCGCAAACGTTCCATTTCGTTGAATTCGAAGCGAACGCGAGTGCACGCGTGCTTCTTGATGTCTTTGATCGAGTGGCCGACATAGTCGCACAATTTGCAACAGAAAAGAATCGATCGAGCCGTGCGACAGGGGGCGCGACGAAAATGTTTCTTAAACTCCCCGTCGTTGGCGCTACTAAACATACAGAAATCGCAAAACATGTTTCCACTTTTTAAGGTTATCTGCCGTACTTTTGGCCTCGGTTATTTTTCATATTTTTAATCGTCAAAGTGACGAGGAGAACGAGAACACCGCCGAGAGCGAAATAGAGCACCTTTTCCGACGTGGCGGCCCGCGTCGCGCATTTGACGCAATCCGCTTGGCTCTTGACCACATTCGAAGGAGCGTACATGGTGGGGGGTGTAGCGATTGTTGCCGCCGCTGGCATTATTCGCTGCTGCTGTTGCTGGAGCACGCGTTCCAACAAACGTTCCAAACGGTCCAGCCTATCTGCCGTGTTGTCGTTGTGCAAAATTTTGTAAATTGGAGTCTTATTCATTTTTATCTTTAAAAAATTCACTCCAAGAAAAATAATATATTTATCACACACGATATAAATAAATTATGGGCCATTTCCATCACTACAATTTCGATATTGGTAATGGAAATTGTCAGAGAACCGAGCTGTGCGACACGCTCGTCATCGGCGGCGGAGGATTCAAGGGCGTCCAGTATTTGGGCGGCTTGCACTACTTGAAAGAGCACGGCCATTTGGAACGCATCACGACGTATTGCGGTACGAGCGTCGGTAGCATCATTTGTTTGCTGTTCCTGTGCGGTCACACGCCGTCGCAACAGTACGATCTGTTGCCGTTGAAAAAGATTTTCCAGTTTAGCACGCGGCCGCCGTACGTGCACAGTCTACTGCCCACCGTTATGCCCACCTATCTCGATGTTCAAGTCACGTTCGAGCAACTATTCAAAAAAACTGGCAAGTTTTTTTTTGTCATTGCCTTCAACGTGACGATGCGGCGACAAGAGATTTTCAGCGTCATCACTACACCCGACTATAGCGTCATTAACGCCGTTCTCTTCAGTTGCGCCATCCCGTTGGGAACGTTGCCGCGCTGCGTCGAAACCCAGCACGTCTACATGGATGGAGGCATCGTCAACAATTTGGCCGTCGATGTGGCTCAAGATTTTGATTTCAGCGAACGAATCATGGCTCTATGTTTTCGACCGCGAACGTTACCGTTGCCGACGACACTTCCGCCACCGGCACCGGGTCTCAAAGAATTGGTCGACATTGTCTTTAGTGTACCGAGTCGTTTGCTCGACAAGTCGCGTCTCGAAGCGTGCTCGAAAATTCATCGTCTCTACGAATTCGAAGCCGACGGAGGCGGAGTGGAATCCATCATTTCGTTGGATCATGAGACGAAAATAAAACTTTTTCAACAAGGATATGATTTGATTAAAACCACGTTATAATAAAATATGGATTACGCTTGCCTAGGATTTTTCATCGCTGCTATGGCTGCAGGAATCGGCCTTTACTATTTTCTCGTTCGACGCTAAAGACGCGCTCAGTCGTTCGCAAAATATTTCACAACATGTGGATGTTAATAATAAATGATTCAAGTTATATTGACACTTTTAATTGCTGTCGGATTGTGCGCCGCGTGGACGAAAAGAAAATCGCCGTCCCTCATTGAAACATTCATGCCGCCCTTGTCGTATCGATTCGAAGAGCCTCCTCCTCGAGCCATGACGACCACGCTCGATTACAACACCACTAGACAACCGGCGGCATCGATGGTGCCTCAACCGGCAAGAATGATGAGCAGCGACATGCTGGTGCGTCCGCGTCGCGCTGAAGCTAGCGATATGTTGGCACCGCCCACCACCAATTTCACCTTGAATTACACTGTGCCTCCCAATCAGACGAGTAACGTGGCACCGCGCGTCGCCGACGTTCCCTACACTTCGGCTCTGCAAGGACCCGTACCCGACACGCAATACTTGGCCGTGGATCCCATGAACCCGTTGGGTTTGAGCCATAGCGGTCAATTGCAGCCAGTCATTTACCCGCGCGCCGTCTACGCCAACAAGATGAGCCGACTCTTTTCTCTCGGTGATCCCATTCGAGGCGATTTGCCTATCGCTCCTCTATCGGGCGACAATTGGTTCAAACCGGCCGTCACGCCGCACATTGATTTGCGCGAAGGAGCCATGACGGTGATGGGCGGTCGACACAACGACACCACCAACGAATTGGGTTTGCTCAAATACCAGTCCACGTACGGTGGACACAACATCAACGCGGGAGCCGAATTTTCACCCGACAACGAAATGGTCATGCAAACGAGCGGCATGATTCCACTCTACAGAGAAATGGTCAACAATGTTGGCGACGTCACTATCGCCACGCGATATTAAACACACACACGCACACACGCACACGCATATACAAAATTCAAAATAACACACATCTTATTTTGAATTTTTTTACGGGTCGGCACGTCGTCGGATCCAGCCGTTGACGGTGAAACGACCGTTTTCGAACGTGTTGGCACCCGTCACGGTGACGGGCAACACTTGATGCATGCGCGACGAATCGAAAACGACGAGACGGTTTCGAAGCGGTTTCACAATAGTGCCATCGTCGATAAAGACCAATTCTCCACCGGTGAACTGATTGGTGTGAAAATAGTAGACGTAGGTGAGTTCGCGTAATTCGCACGGTGTACAATTGTCCGTGTGTTCCAAATAGAAATCACCGTGACCGCTGCGAGTCACTTGACACTCGAAAGCCGAGTCGTCCAAGATGAAATCGGGATGCCATAAATGACGGCACATTTCGGGCAGTAAAGAGATCACTTTATGGTGAAACAGTTGTCGAATAAAAGCCGGTGTCACATTCATCATGGTCGATCGACGATAGTCGACCGCGTTGGTCACAGTGCCCGTTGGAAAGAAATTCTCCTTTTCGTCCGAAACGGCCGCCAACAAATTCAACACGTCGATTTCGTCCAACAAATCGTCGATAATGTAGACGCTGCTGCTGCTGTTTGTCGTCATGGCGGCCTAGTTTTTTTTACAATAATCTACCTTTAATAGAGATAAAATGTTAAATTCTCAAAAAATGTTATTGGTCTTTGGTGGGTTTCTACTCTTTGTAGTGGTGCTTATCTTGTTGAATTCGTCGTCTTCGGGACCGCGACGACCAGCTGAACCTTCTCTACCGGCTCCTGATGGATGGGAAGGTCAAGTGGCGAGAATCACCAACGCCGAAAGATCGAGTCGCGGTCTAGCTCAACTGGTGTTTGACTCCAAATTGGCCGACATTAGCCGCGCGCACAGCGCCGACATGAACAGTCGACGATTTTTCGATCATAACAATCCCAGCGGCGAAACTCCGGGAGATAGGGCTCGTAAAGCCGGCTACCCGTGGGGAGCCATAGGAGAGAATATCGCCGCAGGCTACGGGACACCCGAAGCCGTCATGCGAGGATGGATGAATTCACCGGGTCACCGTAGCAATATTTTGGGCACGTCGTACAAACGAATCGGTGTCGGCGCCGTGCGTAAAAGCGACGGAACACCGATATGGACGCAAATGTTTAGCGATTAGTAGTAGGCAACTCTTTGAGTGCTTGATTCATTTGATACTCTGGATCGTCCCACAACGGATTGAATCGTTCGTTGTTCCATTGGTGCAGGTCGAAAGAACCGAAACGCCACGAACCGTCGACCACGTCGGCTTTACAATAGTAGACGCACTGTTTCCAATCGTTGGACTGGAGAGCGTTGTTCAAAAAGAGACATTGATGGTCGCCCGTGTAGTGGAGCATGAGTTGTTTGAACAAGTCAAACGACGGCACGATGGCGGCGTAGTTGACGTACATGAGCTTGAGCGATTCCAAGTTGGTTTCGCGAAAGAGAAAGACGCCGTCGACGGCCGTGCGCACGTTCAACGGCATGTCCAACGCGAATTGCATGCATATAATGTAAAACATTCTAAAATGACTTCCGTTTTTAAACAAAGTTTTCTGAATTTTCTGTCTAAAAACGCTAGGCTGATCTGCACAATCGTCTAAAATGACGGCCAACCACTTGTCTTCGTCGGCCAATTCCTTGTTGCTAATAACCTTGGATTGACGTGTCAAAGCGTCGGCTAGCACTTGATCGTCGTACTCTTCGTAGACGAAAAGTGGCGGGAAAAATTCCCTATAAAATTCATTGGCACCTTCACTGCCGGACATGGCAATGCCCGTTTTAATGATATCGCTTTTGGCTTTCAGAATCGATTTGAGCAACGTCGATTTACCCGAACCGGGTTTGCCGACAATGATAATTTTCGAACCTCTAGCTTTTCGATCTTTATACGTGTATTGGTTGGGCAAAATACAATCATAATTGGGCAATTTTTCCAACTTTATCACGTCAGACATATTTTATTGTTATATACTTTCAATATTTAAAATGTGAAAAATATTGAAAGTTTACCAACTACTACCAACTACTGTTTTTCTACCATCACTACTACATGTGACTACCAACACAAAGAAAATTAAAAGTCGACTTCTTCTTCGTAGATAATGTTCTCGCCGCCGCCGAAATTCGAGTCGACCACGGTTGGAGTGGGAGAAGGTTCCAGTGACGACAAACTTTTGACGGCCTTTTTCCACCAATTCTTTCCGGCTTGGAAAACTTCCATGTGCTCATCGTTGGCTTCAATCATGACGCTGGGTTTGAAATCGGTAGTGATGCACGCCATCGACGAATTGGGTGGCGTGCCGACGGCTTGCGACTGGAAAATAGGAGCGTAAACAAACAAGCTGGAAAAGTAGAGCTGTTTGTTGTCCGTAGTGTCGTCCAATTTACCGCCAAAAGGCAAGTTCTCCTGGGCCATCATGGTGACAACAAATTTCTCATACATTTTATCAAAGTTATACATAAAATGTCCCATAGCACTCAATTGAATGGGACGAGTGTGCATCGGCTCATTTTTTTCATCGACAAACAAAACTAAATGACGTCTCATACATCTCAAATAAGATACCGGTTTGTGCAGAGGAGCATTCCACAAGCCATCAACATAACCAGTGTTAAGATTTTTACAAAGTAACGGTGACGAACGTAAAATGAGAAGGCGTGGAGCATCCAAAAGAATACCTGGCTTTTCTTCAAAGCCTTTGGTAATGGGGTCGAGTTTTCGAGTTACAAGTTTATGAGGTTTTCCAACAGCCATCAGTTCAGGTTTCCATCCAGAAGACTTCAAATTGTCTTCGCCAATAAAAAGTCCGGCCGGCTTGTTGATGGACTTACACGATGGGATGGTGGTCGATTTGGCATCGGTCAAACCGGCTTTCTCGGCAAATTTATTGGCTAGGGCTGCTTTGCTGTTCATCTTCGAAAGTTAAAAACAAAATCTTCTGTAATTCTGTCCAGGAAATCAAATCGTTTTCACGCAACTTCAGCTCGTCCGCCAACTCAATGGTTGAACCAGACTCGAGTAAGCCGATTATATACTGTTGCATGTAGGCGCGGTTTTGAATGCACTCGAGTTCCAAGTACTTTTCCAATTTCTTGGCATCGTTGCACATGGAGGCGGTACATTGGAGAATGCTACACAACGCCTCGTCGCATTGGAACAAGGTTTTGCGTTCGTGGGTTTGAAGTTGCTTTTCCTTGACGTAGCGGCTGATGAGACTGGTGAGAACGGAACGAGAACACGCCCCGTTGTCGTTGTCGTCGCCAGACACTTGCTTGATGAAAGCGCGCGTGGCGGCCGTGACGGGTCGACTCTTACCCAATCCCGTGTTGGCATTGTTGCGCGTCTTTTTCACCGTTTCGAGCGTTTTCAACATGGACGCAAAGAGCTTGCTAAACTCTTCCAAATCGTGAGCAAACTCTGGCTCCATCTGATAGGTGTTGATGAGCCGTTCCAGTGTCTCTTTGCACGACTTGATGCTCTCGTTGCGCGTCTGCTTCTTTTGACGCACGTGCAACTTTCCTTGACGAACCATCTTTTCTTGAGAAACCATCTTTTCAGTCATTTTTATTGTGGTAATACGTTCTTTTAGCTCGACGTTCAATATATCTGTAAAATTTACAGGTAATCGTGGTGAATCAAATTTATTTGGCTCCTAAAAAGAATCAACCGAGACACATAAACACACATATACGATGAAAAAACTATCCAAACAAGGAAACTACGGCACCGTCTACGAGGGAAAATATAAAAAAAAGAAAGCCATTTACAAGACCAATAGCTTACCGGACGTGAATTTGCAACACGAACGCGACGTTATGCTCGTCTTGAACAGCGACCAGAGAATGAAATCTTTTTTCCCTCGACTGCTGGACTATAAGGAAACGGCGAAATCGCAGTGTATTGTCATGGAGTTTATCGAACACGAATTCACTCTGTACGACGCTATGGACGAGCTGAACACGAGCGAAAAAGAGCTCATTTATTTGCATCTCTATTGCATGCTCAAAGTGGCCAGAGAAATCTGCGATTTCACCCATTACGACTTGCATTTCGACAACATTCTTATGGTGAAAGCGTCGCAAAGTAAACACGTGTACACGTTCAACGACGGCACGCGTACCATATTGCCGTACGATGACTATCGTCCCATCATGATCGATTTCGGGTTCAGCTACTGTCGGGGCGTGACAGGTTTACGCGCGCCCATGACTCAAACGCATCACTACATGAATCCTATGGTCTTTTGTCCCATCCACGACATTTACATTCTGCAAAAGAATTTTCAGCATTGGGGCGTGGAATTTGAAGTCGGGTTGCGACACGCTCGACGCCATCGACAATTCAAACGCAGTCTTTTTGATTTGCTAGCGCGAGTGACTCAATGCGCCGACTACCCACGCGACGAAGATGAAACTCCGCCCACAACGGAAGGAGGAGCTTCGGGTTACAATTCCGATTGTAGCAGCAGCGGTAGCAGCAGCTGTAGCGATAATGAACGACAATGGCGAGATGTGGGTCGCTGGAAAAGCGTCCGGACGTTGCGCGAAAACCAATTGTTTACGCACTTGTTTCACCTCGACGACTCTATCGTCCCCATCGAAGCGTGTCACGCGACATTGGAATCAAAAGACTTACAGGGGGTACTCATGTATTGGATAAAAACATATCAAGAATGGTACAAGGAAACGGCAACATTTACAGAAGCGTACACGAGTCGTTATTTGGAGTCGACATTGAAATGGTTGAGAGAATTCGCGTGACGACATGTGACCTTTGACGTTGTCGCTGTCGTTTTCTACGTCGATCACGTGCACGTCGATTGTCCAGATTACGTGACGGAAGCGCTATACGAGCGACTGAGGGCCGTCGCCGCCGTTGCTGCTGCTGCTAGTCAAAACGCCGTAAACGCGCCACATAATGTGCTGACAGACGCACGTGTCGGGTCCTCGCGTCTCTGACGCCCAACTGCAATCGGGTAAATGGAAAGCGTCGCCGACGGGAATCATCATGAAAAACATTTTCAACACATCGCTTTTGCGAGATAGCCATTCAATGTGCTTCTCCATTTTTATCTACATCAAACAATTATTTAACAACTGTTATAAGCATTTGCGTAGGTAGAATAGCAAAATTTACGTCCGCTACAGTTTTCGATGCTGGGCGCGTTGTCGGCGGCGGCGGCAGCTGCTCCCGGTCTGTTGTAGAGATCTTGTTGGTGCTGCTGCAGAGGAGGTTGACGGTACGGAGTGTTGTAGTACGATTGCTGAAGTTTAGCCGGTGCCGTCGCCGCAGTCGGTTGATAATGCTGCTGCTGCTGCTGATACTGTTGCGGCGTTGCCTGTTGATAGGCGTACGGCTGCTGCTGATAAGCGGAGGCGGCAACCGGCTGCTCTACTGGATACCCAGCGGCGGCGGCGGGTGGTGGCGCGTACGACGGAGGCGGAGCGTAAGCTGGAACCGCGACCGAACCTTCGATCGCGGACGCGATGAACTGAGCGAAATCGTGTTCGTTGTACTGACCCTTGAAACGAGCGATGGGCATTTGTTTGCGATAGAAAATAACGATGGGTACGTGTTGAATGGAAGCGTCGCTGCCATCCTGATAGACGCTACCTTCGGCTTTCGAGACGACCGACTTGTTCTCGCTCAAATTGACGGTGAAAAATTGCACTTTGCCTATATAGCGAGGCATGACACGATCAATGACCTCTCGCATTTCCACGCAATACTTGCAGTCGCTACCCGTCAGAAAGACGACGGCCAACTCGGACGGCACCTGTAAAGCCAGATATTTTTTGAACTCTACGACAAGAGTCTCGAAAGCATTCGATTGAAGTGTTTGCATCATTTTTCTTTATTCGAATCAAAGATTTATATTAAGAAATAGTTCCAATATTCCATGAAAAATATTGGAACTTATAGAAATTGCATCAACGAAGCAATGCGTTCGAGCCAGTAGGCATTCACTTGCGATCGCGTCGCCAAACACACGCGCAATTTGAAGGGTGTTAGGTTACGAAAAAATTCGTAGCCACGACAAATGCAATAGTGAACCGTATTGAGAAAATGGTCGTCCATGACGTCACGACCTGTTTGTTTCGAAACCTGACGAATTTTGTCGCAATAGAACCGCGTCAACTGTTGCGACACTTCGACCGGAAGACTCTTGATGTCGTACACTTGGACAAATGCCAGCAACGACCACATGTCCTCATCGCGAGCGTCCAGATTGAAATCAAACTTTTCTAAATCATTCATCGTGTGTACACACAAACTACATTAAAATTTGTGAGCAATTTTAAAATCAATTGATATTAATAAATAATAATGGTCAAATCTAGAAAAGGAAAAGGATACTATAAGAGATGTTATTGGTTTAAAAGAGGGTCCAATAAACGTGTCACTACCAAAAGAAGGACGAGACGAAGGTACACTCGTCGTCGTCCGTACCCCAAGACGACCTATTTTGGACCGAGAAATTACGATCCCTCCCTAGATCTCGCGGAAGACGCACCGTCAGTATTTCTGACACCGTCAATAGAGGCTGAGCTGCCACCGCCACCGGATTTCCTGTTGGGACCGGCGGCAGCCAAGGCTCGTCGCAAATCTCGCAAGTCCAAACGTCGCTCCAAGCGACGTTCAAAAAGAAAGTCGCGCAAATCTAGTAAACGTCGCAAGACCAGCAAACGTCGCCGCCGTTATTAATTTTATTTAAATAAAATGGTAGCTCGTACTAGAAAGAGAAAAGTTTGCTTTAGGGCCAATGGAAAACGAAAGTGTTTCATGGCCAGAGTGACAAAGAAATCGCGTAGAAAGTCTCGTCGAACTAAACGCCGAAAGTCTAAACGTCGCGCTTCGGCCACGACCATGAGACGTACCATGCGTCGGTCGAGTCGTCGCCATCGTAGAGCCAGTTTTGCGCCGCAAATGAACGTCATGTACGACTACGTTTAATAACCTCCAATAAATGAACGCAAACAGATCATCGTTTAGATCGACGACCGATTGGGGACCTTCTTTTTGGTTCTTTTTACACACGAGCAGTCTGGCCTATCCGGCGACACCATCGTCGCCTCACGTAAAAGCGGCCATTGACTTTCTCATCTTGTTGCCCAATTTGTTACCCTGTCCCTATTGTCAGCAACACGCTCGAGACTACGTGTCGAAATCCAATTTATTGCAAGCGACCATGTCGCGTCAATCGCTTTTCGAGTTTTACGTCCATTTTCACAACGCCGTCAATCAACGCCTTCACAAACCGCTCGTCGGTTTAATGCAAGCCAGAAACATGTATTCGACGCGCGTGGCGGGATGGGGACCGCCATTCTGGTTCTTTTTACACATGACGGCGTTGACGTATCGAGATCAACCCACGTTTGCAGATCAGACGCGCATGCGTCAATTTCTCGAAACGTTTCACATCTGGTTGCCGACGACGGCAGCCCAACATTTGGCCTACACCTACACGAGTGAAATGGGAGGAGAAGCGTTGACATGGGCGTGTCTGAACAAAGCCAATTTGTTTTACTTTTGGTTCACGTTTCACAACCACGTCAATCGTCGACTGGGCAAAGAAGAACAGACGCTGCAACGCGTCAAAGAATTGTACAAGACAAATTAATTTTTCAAAAAATGTTGTGTAATTCAAGATGATAAAGAATTGGTCAAGAACAATAGAAAAATGTCGGATGAAATCGCGGCGGTACCCGAAGACGACTTGCTCGTCAGCAGCGAAGAAGAGTTGGATGACTATTTCGATTACGATGGAGACGCGGCCATTGTCGAATATCGCAGCAGCAGCGGTGGCGATGACGACGATGACGATCCAGACGAGATGACAACCAAAAAAAGACGATATATATTTCCGAAACCTATCCACTATAATTTGTTCGAGTCGACGGACGATATCGATAAAATGTTCAACAATCACGTCCAAGTGTACACGATACCTCAGCGATGGAACACGAGGCATCCGACGGTGCCGTCACGCGTCGTCAACGTGAAACTCTGTCGACTCTATTTGCTAAAGAAACCGTGCGTCTACAATAATCTGTGTAAATTCGCGCATCATTTTACCAATATTACCCGATGTAAATACGATTTTTGCAAGAAAACTAAACTGATCGGTCCCGGGGTGTTTGTCAACGAAAGTCACAACATGTGCCGACTGAGGCATCACACGGAATCGCTCAATTCTTTCATCTATAGAACCAAACAGACGACCGTCTTTGATCTTCGATTGACTATTTTTAGCGAATTTGTCGACGAATTCAGGAAGCATTTCGTCTTTCCCATGAAATGTAAATCGTTGCACGTGACGATCGTTTCGCGAGACGTCGAAGCCGCCGCCGCTACGGGTTAGTAGTGGTGGTGGTTAAATCTCGAACGCGTTCGTTGGCATTGATGATGCGCCCTCCGTGTTCGAGATATTCTTTTTTGCGAGACAAGTAGTGCAAATTCATGATGGCGTGCTGGTCGACCACGTCGACGACGACGGGCACGTTTTTCGTTCGCATGACTCTGCCCAGAAATTGGATATAGTATTGAACCATGTCGGCAGCGACGAGTAGGGAATCCAATTTGGGAAAATCGAAACCCGTCCCGATTTTGCCAACGGTGCCGATCAAAATGTCGCACTGTTTGTCGTACGTGTGCACGTTGCCCGTGAGGAGGCTGACGACGCGCGACGGTCGCACGGTCAAAAGTAAATCGCGCAACGCTTCACCGTGAGCCACGCGTTTGACGAGCACGAGCCACGTGCGGTCAGCGGGGAACGTTTGAATAATGTCGACCAGTAAACGATGACGCTGCACGTTGGTGGCTTGCTGTTCCAACATGTAGTTCCAGTCGAGTTTGCCGTAAATGCGCCGCTCGAGCATCACTATGCCCGTGTACACCGTGTAGATATCGTGTTTTTTGAACAATTTTTTCACGATGAAATTTTCACCGTAAAAAAATTTAAACAAGACGTGCAGTTCATCGGGACGATAGGGTGTCGCCGTCAAGCCGATGAATCGTTTGGGACAGAATTTCAACAAATTCAAACTGCGTTTTTCGCTGAGCAACAAGTGGGTTTCATCGGTGACGAGCACGTGATCGACCGGGATGTCGTTTAATTTGTGAACGTTGGCAATGTTGATGATGCCAAAATGATAGTCGGTGCCCGTGTAGCCTGGCAAGTCGACGACGAGAGCATCGCCGCTGCAAAACGTGGCGATCGATTCGCGCCATTGTTGAACCAAACAGACGCGATGACAGACGATGATGGCCGGCAAGCGAAGAGAGCACACCAACGACAGGGTGGTTATGGTTTTCCCGAAACCGGGAAAACAGCTAATCATGACAACGTGCGTTTCGGCCAATTTGATGCGAGCATTTTGATGAATATTGACCTGTTCGGGACGCAACGTGCCCGTGAATCGGGGAAACGAGAGACAAGGTCGATACAAGCGATTGTTGCCGCTCGTCGGTACGGCCGAGAAAGGGACACTGAACGTCGGCCAAACACCGTCGACAAAACACACGCGAGTCGTCTTGTCTTCGAGAACGACCGTAAAACGATCGCGTAGACGTTGTTCGTCTTCGACGCGTTTCAAAACGACACGCGTACTCATTATCTTTATGTTGTAGGCGATGAGGCTTTCTGATGCAAACTTAAAGCACGGCCGGAGTGAAACTCTTGGCACTGGCACGAGCCAAAAAGACGGCGGGATCGATGAGTTTCTTGGTGGTGACGGCCGATGCCGGCAAGTAGCCGTACTTGATGTACTGTTCGATTTGAGGTCCCGGATCGAGACTGTAGCACGCGCGACACGACGTGATACTGAAATCTTGGAATGCCGAACCGACCATAGCATCAGCCGTTCGAGGTTTCTTGCTGAAAATTTCAAACATGTAGGCCGGACGCAGACCGACTTTGACGTTTTGCGGTTCCACTAAAAACTGAATGGAATCCAATTTGGCTACCGTCATGTACGAGGTGAGCAAATGATCGAAACGAGACGCGTACGAAAAATGACAACCCAACGGGAAATATTTCGAGTAATTGTAATTGAAACCGTGAGGAGTGGAATCGAGACCCGTATAGCCTTCTTTGTACCAGTAGGCTACGAGATCTTTGGCGGCGCTGAAGGCTTGCGTTCTATCGGCAATCTGAGCGCCCTTGTAACCGTGCTGTTTCAATACGTCCAACGTCATAGCCGGCCACATGGTGCCGTTAGCGGGTACGCTACCGTCGCGAATGATTTGCATGACTCGATTGACTTGTTGGAACAAATTCTGTTCGAAAGCGTTGGTTTGCGTGCGCAATTCCATGAGTTTATCGAAATCCAGACCCAATCCCTGTTCCGATTTGGGAGCCAAGAGCAGACCGAGTTTAGTGTTGACGGCCACCGATTTGCCGACGGTCCACCACAATCCGCAACCGACTAAAGGGTACGTCCAGTAGCCGCGATAATCGCGCGGAGAAACGTCGGCGCAAATGTTGGGCGGGAAACCGCCGGGACAGTCGTCTTTCAGGTCGGTCGTCAAGTATTCGCGCACAAAGCCGCTACGTGACGCCGAAGCGGGAGCTTTATTGCCGATCGTGTACGTTCCGTCGCGATAGCAACGTTTAAAGGTGCCCTTGGATTGAGATCCACCATACGAGCCGTCGCTGACGACGGTCAAACATTTTTCGTCGGGGAATTCGCAAGCCGTCGAAGAGCAATCTTGAGGATACCACCACGGTGGATTGCGACGCGACATGTTGAGTGGCTGACCACCGGACGTCAGACCGGGTTGCATTTCGTCGAAAAACGGATCGGGTTTACTGCTGCACAAATCGGGGACGGCGTATTCGCCCGGATAGACGAAACCTTCGTAAAAAGAATCGTTGGGAAATCCTTTCATGCCCGACATGCCGTTTCGAACGATGGTATCTTTGCGATAATTGCTATCGGGATTGTTGGTATCATAGGCGCGTTTCATGAGCCACGCGTTGGTCAAATTGACGACCATGTAGGGCCACGTGGGACAGTCCAAAAGTTCTTTGGCTTGCAATCGATTAGGACTGTAGATGCATTCTTTGTGAGCGATACGCAAACAATCGCACACGTTGCCGTCAAATAGTCGCGAGTAGTCGAGTTTGGCGTCGGAATCGATGGCCGTCAACAAAGGCATACGATCGGTTTTGTAGTTGGACGCTGAGGCTTTTTCTTTGCCTGGAATCCAATCGAGATAGTAGGCGTCTAAATTGTCGTAGATTTGTTCCAATTTGACCGGGTCAGTCAACGTCGTCATATTTGGCCACAATTGTTTGAAATATTTCGTTAAATTAGCGGCAAGTTTGGCGTCGACGGGTCCAGGCACGGGTACGGGCACGGGTCCGGGCGCGGGTCCGGGTCCCGGTACTGGAGGTTTCATCGTACTATCGGGAGCATTGATGTAGGTGGGGATTGTAAACTCGGGAAACGTCATCATGTCCGGTCTGGGCCAATAGTTGCCGATGGGAAAGCCTAGCGACTGTTCCGAATAGGCACCGTAAGGCGTGTAGGCCGCGATGGGGGGTTGGGGTGGATTAGGTAAATCGATCGTCGCCGGTAGAATGGCACCGTTAAACATGAGAGGCGCGCCACCGTACAGACCGTACGTGGGTTCAGCCGGTGGTAACGGTGCAGGTGACCGTCTTTTCTCTGTAAAGGCAAAAACTCCGAGTACTCCCAAGATCACCACGAAAAACATAATCAACCATAACTGATTATTCATAATTTATTAATTTAGAGAAATGAGGAACGAATATTATATAAAGACAGAGAGCATAGCTTCTTCGCTGGCCGTCCGGTCGTGTAATATATGTGTTGTGACAATGACTCTTTTTGCCGCATGTCAACGTCGAGGAATTTGTTTGAAATTCGACGCCAATTGGTCGGCTACGTGGAGGAATGACACGACCGCCGTGTGCGTGGTCGTCGTCACATCGACGGGTAATTTCGCTAAAGGTTACGAAACGTTATGGTTTGAAACGTCCAGTCATCAGTCGTTGGTCAACTATGTGTTTCAGTCGTGCGGCTATCGACCGTTGTGGTTAAACGAACGAGAATTTCAGTGCTGCGTGACTCGCATCGAACAAGACCCGTGTCAATGTTCAACGTGCGGTAAAAGCGTCAAAAATGAACGAGCCATGAAACGCCACAGAAAACTCTATCATTTTAAAAATTAACCAAAACTTTTAAAATGACACTATTCAAAGATCTTTAATGAGCGTCACGGGTCGCCGATCCGCTTCAGGTGGTGGTGGTGGTGGTGGCGTAAAAGATTGCGGTGGCATGGACCGGAAACTTTTACGACTCATCGGTAACGCTCTGGCTCTTCGAGGTAACACTGTGGGCGTGTACGCCTGCGTGAGCGACGATGGAGCTAAACGCGGCGGCGGTGGCGGAGGCGGTTCGACGAATGATGGCGGCGCTTCATCGGGAAAAGGACGCGACTCTTCATCTGGACGAGCAGATTCGCTCGTTTGCGTCAACATGACGTGAGCTGGCATTGGTACTGGTACTGGTGGTGAAACGGTTACCGGCTTAGGAGAAGCAGGAGCAGGAAGACGAAAGGAGCGCAGAGGACGTCTGACGGGAGCCGGTCGTTTCATGGCTTCGTAGACGACGACTGGTCGCTGTTGTTGAACGGTGGGGGTGACGGGTTTCGGATACGACAGCAAGTAGACTATCGCCAATAGACTGATGATGATTCCACCTACAAACACCTTTCTATTCATCATTTTATATTATTTATTTTCTTCAGAAATTTGGTCATTGGATTTGACCCAGATTCCGATATTGATGTGTTCATTGTTACTCTCAATCACCATCGGCTGATGTTTATTCAAGTAGATTTTCAGTTGAGGTCCAAAAGTGGCGATTTTGTTGGTACTTTTGATGTTGTTGGCATTGAAACGTTGAGGCGGCGATAGCGGTTCACTGGCTTCACCGATAATGGTGGAACATTCGATGATTTCGTTGACTTGGAAAGCAAATTTGAGACTCTGTTCGCTGCGTGAAATGTCGATCCATCCGGGTTGCATTTGAATGTTGCGACAAATGCTGAGGTATTCTTCGTTGGAAACGTTGACGGGATCGGTGATGCGTTCACCGAATTCGAGTAGCTGATTCTGAACGAGAGTCACTTTGATTTTAGCGTTGGATTTCACTTTGGGATAGTCGTTGGTTTGACTATTTTTCGACGTCTTTTGAGTCTTAATGATTTGAATGCAAATATTTCCGGGAAGAGTGTCGTCCGTGTCGTCGCTGAGAACGGTGAAAACAACGTCGTCCGTCTTTTTGGCGTTTTTGAACGTCGTTTTCAGGTACTCTAGACTGATGCCAATGTTGAGCTCTTCCACGTCGCCGGTCAACGTGTACGTATCGAAAGCCTCTTTGGTCACTTTGGCATTGGCGTGAATGTGGTGTTGGACATTGGTATAGATTTGCAGACCGTTGTTGCGAATTTTGAAACACGTTTGCCGGATGCGAGGATTTTTGTCGCACAAAGGACTAATTTGTAAATGTAAATCAAAGAGATTCTTGTAAAAGAGTCCCTTGGCTCGAGACACGGCTTCGAAAAGGACACGTTGTTGCTGCTGATCTACGTGCATCATCGTCGTATCTTTTTGTATTGTAAAACGACAAACTCTTAACTCTCTAATAATAAAAAATGAACAAAATTCTGGTCCTGGCGTGCATCGCGTTATCGTTGGCTCTCTTCTATTTCAAGCGCAAACACGATCAGTGCCGCCGAGAATTAGAGAAACAAAAACGACTCGTCAAATCGCTGATGGAGGGCATCGAATTGGAACCTTCGCCAGCTGAAGAAACGTCGCAACTCATGAATCTGGCCACGACAGCCATCACGCCTCTCATTTCGTTCATAGGACCTAATCTTTTGAAAAAGAAGAACGATTTTTTAAAGGAAACTATCGATACGAGTGATTACGAATTATCTCAGCAAATGCGTCAGCTAGACGAAATAGAAGAAGAAAATGATGATGATGAACCAGCGCCACCACCAACGCAGGCAAAGCTTGTATCCATGCCGGCAACACCACCAAAACCCATGCCTGCAGCTGCTGCACGACCAACTCCACCTCGCCCAGCATCGCCGCCGCCGCCCATGGTGCCTCCAGAAGTATTACTAGCGGCTTTGTGGTCCAGACAAGCCGAAGCGTTGGCCGGGACGTCGCCACTGCCGCGGACGTCGAAAATTACAGAAATTTTTGACGATCCACCGGCAGTAACAGCACCGCTTCCAGAACCACTGCCGGCAGTAGTAGAAGAGGTCAATGAACCAGAGGACATTGTTTCACAATTGGCCGATGCCGTGGCCGACGATGAACAACGCGACCTACCTGAGTTGTCGAGTAGTCTACCGGACACACGCGACGTCACGGGTCTACCTGACGCCTTGAAACGCGAAGCCGACGCCATTGACGAGGAAATTCGACAATTTACCCACGACAATGAAGATGAAGTTGTGACCACCACAGTGGAAAAACCTTTAGCCGCACAACAGGCGAAAAAGAACAAAAAACGAAAACCCTTGTACAAACATCCGGCCTTACAACCCGATTTTTTCTGTCAAGACGGTGTTTGCTCCATTAAGCCAAAATAAAAAAATTCAGTAATTTGTGTGTATCTGTATGCGTGTATATCATATAATAAATGAAGGAAGTCGCGGTCGATATCGCCACGGCGCCGCCTCGTCACAATTTTCCATTCGAATACGTCAACGACCTGTCGGAATTGAACAGAAAACGCATAGTAAAGGTGGAAGAAACTCGAAAAGATGTACGCGACACCTTCGCCAAATACGAAAAGAAATTGGGCAGACAAAAAGGCTGGGCTAACTTTAACGAATCGATACGTTCGCTCGTCAACGTGTGCGCCATTCCCCTAGTGGCTACGGCCGTCATCTTCCCCATTTCAGTAGGCGTCACCGTACCCTTGGCTATTGGCGGACTAGCGGTGACGAGTTGCTGCGATCTCGCCGAAGAACGCAACAAAAATAAACAGACGCGATACGCCAGTATAGTCGCCAGATCGCAAGCGACACTGTCGCATCTCGATCACGTCGTCGACAACGTGCTCACCGACGGCATCGTCACCCAAGCCGAGTACGAAATCGTTCTCAAGAGTTATACCGATTTTAAAAAAAATATCCTCTGATTAAAAGCAAGTTGATATCTTACACATTCTTTCTTTATGTCTAAGTTAATATGTGTTCCGCCGTAACCAATACCACCATGATGCCTTCATCTTACGACAACGGTTCCTTCTTTTGCACCACAAGAACAATGGTGGGAAAGACTAGATTTGCCAGCGGTAAAGAAATAAAATTGAACATTGTAGAATGTATGGAATTGTTTTCCAAATACATCTTCAACGACAAAAAGGTTAACAGCATCATCCAATTGCGGACGGGTTTCAAAAACGCCTTCACTTGCGACCTCTACCTTCTCAGTTTCAACAAGCAAATTTCCATGAAAATTTGTAAAAACGGTTCCTTTCAATTCACAGGCAATATTACCCTTCAGTGCGCTTACGAAGCCATTCAGTATGTTATCTCTTTACTTAAACTATTGTATCCCAAAATGTACGAAAATGATACTTGCGAAATTTATATTTACGAAGTTATGAGTAATTTTGTCCTTGACCTTAATCGTCCTATTGAACCCGACAGTCTAATGACTTTTTTCCAAACGATAGCTCCTCACTATAATAACTACACGTGCTTCAATTCACAAACATCCGGCACGTTCACGTGCAAGTACAACGTCGGAACGACCGAGGTCATGCACCGTAACGTCAGCTTCTTTGACGAAGTCAGCTTTGTAGAGCACGTGCCTTACAAAGATTGCGTCAGCAGTAAAAAATTGGGTCTAGATGAACGCAAAGACTATTACATCACTTTTCTCGTTTTTCAATCGGGAAAAGTTATTGTGAGTGGCATCAACGAGACGATCGTCGAACGCGTGTGTCGCGATTTTTGTCTCGTCGTGAAAAACTATTTCGACACGATCGCCGACAGTGGCGGCTGCATATTTCAGCACCAGCCATTGGAAATCTCCAAAAAGATCATGAAACGAACGTGTTACGAAAAAATTTCACTCGTCAAAATCGAAGACGATCAATATATAATTGTCCGCGGCAAATCAAACTACGTCAACAGCCGCAAATCCAAACTCGCCTCCAAATATTCGTTGTGTAAGACTATTTACGAAAACGACTGTTTGAACATTAACGTTTGCAAAGAACTGAAAAATATGCTGAAAAACGATAAGAACGTACACTTTAGCAATGTGGGAATGACGACAAGTCTAGACGAGAGCATCATTATTAGCCACATGGAAAAGTGTAACACGGCACCAGTAGAAGTACCAGTGGCCGGCGGCACATCAGTGGCTGTCGGTTAAATTTCAAAAATTTTAACATCTTTGAAATTTTATTCAATGTCCCAATCGCTGTCGATCGACGGCCACACTGTTGGCGTGAAACGACAGGAAAGTGTAAAACAAGACCATCAATTTAAAAGGAATCGTTTCCAAGTCGAGAACCATGTTGATGTAGTCGTCTTCATCGCAACGAACGGCACCGACTTTGGTCGCCGTTTCGTCGACAAAATGGTCCACAATTTCCATCATGATACATTGCATGTCTAATGTTTTGTTACATTTCAAAATGAAGGCTCGCATTTCTCTCGGGTCGACATCCATGTATTTTATCGAGGCTTGTTTAATACACTGATATAACTGAGACATTTATATTATAATTTTTAATTCTTTGGCCTTTTCAAAATCTTCGTCAGTCAAAGGCGTAACTTGACCATCACCCAGATATTTACCAACCACGGATTTCTTATCCAAAACGAAACCCTCGTACACGTACAGTCCGTACTCGTTCTTTTGCATAGTGATGGTCTGAGAAGGGAAAAGATTCTTAATCAATCGATCACCGGCTTTGACCACAAATGGAACCAAAAGTTTAGTCTGATGGTGAGGATGAACCAAATCTGGACGTTGAGATTTTTTCTTAGATTTTTGTACAGGTTCTGAAAGTGGCGGCGATCGGTCCACTCCCGACGATGGCGCTTTGCGTTTGGGACCGACGGTGAATTTACGAGGCGACGTTTGCTTGCGTTTACGTTCCGATGATCCGACGAGAGACATTTCCGACATGAGCTGATGCAGAGGAACCGGGGGATGGGGGGTAAGAAAGCGACGACGAACGGCGACGGCGATTTTTCGACGCGGCGGCGAAGGTGAAGGCGTCAGAGGCAAAGAATCTACTGGAAATAATTGTCTGACGTGTGACGGTTTAGATGTATCCATGCTCTTTCAGTTTCAAATCCAAAAACGATTCAATATCAATGACTGTATAGGGAACTTCAATCAAAACAATATTGTTTTTCAAACACAAATCTCTTTTAATTTGATCCCTATACTTTTGATTGAGAAAAGCGTCACGCGACGAGTGAAAATGAGGCACGTAGTGGTAATGCTGTTTACCTTGATATTCTACGGCGAGAGCCAGCTCAGCGTTGTAGCAGTCCAATTCGAGATCGACTTTAGTGACGGGATTGCGCAAAAAAGTGGGACGCTTTTTGGGAAAGGGTCGATTGAAGCGCTCCTCCAAGTGACGTCGGCAAGCCAATTCACCGCGACTGTCGGCCGGCGCGGTTGAAGTACTAATGGACGTGTCTACTGGTCTGAAAGCGTGAGGAAAACGTTGGCGCCAATCGCTGCCGAGCAAATGGGGGTCGCTAGTGCCGCGAACGCCGCGGGCACGTCTGAAAATGGCGTACACGCACAGCGTGACAAAGGCAATGAGAAACAAACGACCTTTGCCAATGTTTCGCCACCAGGATGTCGGCTTTTTTCTCATGTCATAAAAAGATTTTATTAATGAGAACCCTAGTGAAATAATTAATCTTAATTTTTCCAGAATAAAATAATTCGAGGAGACATTTGGGATGAATGAAACCGCAGCCGGTAGATTCGGCATCGTTTCCCGTATTTATCCTAGGTAAAACGTCAACGGCGTCAACGTGAGCGAAAAACACGCACACTTGACGGCTAATGTTTTTGTACTTGAATTTGAACATGTTGCGCGTCAGTTGACTCTTATCCAACTTGAGGTTGGTCTCTTCGAAAAGTTCACGAACGGCGCACTCGCGCAACGATTCGCTTTCGTTGACGATGCCTTTCGGAATACCCCAGTAGAGATTGTACGATTGATTGATTAAAATACCGCGACGACTGACGACGCAAACGCCGGCACACTGTTTGGGTTTGTCGTCATCTTCGTAGAAATCGGCCGTGTCCTTATAGTCCACGTTCAAGACGCATTGGCAATTTCTGAAACAGGTAATTGCCATTTAATTCTTTTTCGAGCTTCTTGAGCGTCTTTTTCTTTCCAGTATTTCTTGACTTCGCGCTCAAATATCTTGATCCATTTTTCGTAGGACGACGTCAGCGACGTTTGGCAAATCTTGTAATACATGTTGATTTTGAATTCCACGGATTTACTCGAGCGAAAAGCCATGGCGTCCGATTGAGGTGTCAACTCTGCCGACGGTAACTGCTGATAAAAGACGCTGTCGACGTACGTGTCAATGACGGCATCTGGTGGCGGAGGTTGGATGGCGCCTAGCGTGTAGACGCGTCGAGGTTTGACTATGACGTGCGTCGAGAATTGGACGAGAAATTCAAAGAGCTGTTTGGGTGTTTTACTGTCGGCTCCGCGTCGCAACGTTTGCAAATACTGACGCGGCTGATCGACGTCGTGTTTGTAAAAACTCTCCAGCACCTTGACGACAATGTCAAAGAAGGCGAATTTACCCGGCTCTTGGTGACAGTAGAGAAAAAAGACAAACATGTCGTAGCCGGGACGCAAATGTTCGTAGATGCCTTTCTTTTCGAGCTGTCGCATGCCCCACGTTTCACCGGTGACGCTATCGCTGCCGCACGACATGCCAAAATCGATAATGACGGGATTGAAACAATTGGAAAAAGACACGTGATATTGATCGAAAAGAATTTGCGTTTTTTTACTAGAAAAATGAATCAAGACGTTTTCCAAATGTAAATCGTAGTGCCCGAAACGGAAGGCCGATTGAGCCATTTCAAGCGCGACGCACATTTGCATGGTGAGCGTGATGAATTTTTGACGCGACATTTTCGACATGGCCGATTTGAAGGTTTCACCGTCGACGAAACGCGTCAAGTTGTAGGGTCCTGAATTGCGATGAAACGAGGCGTACGTTTCGACAAACATGGGCACGTTGAGAGCGTTGAGGTGCTGTCCGGCCACGTACTCGCGTCGGGCGTGATCAAACAGTGCCGGCTTGTTGAAATGCTTGAGAACGACGCGATGATCGACGTCGTCGTGACGGACAGTAGCCGTGTACACTCGTCCCTGCTTGTTGGTCAAATTGTTCATGGCCTGTACGCGCGTCATCCATTCGTGCATTTTGTAGGGTCGCTGGTGTCGCGGATGTTGACAGCCGTCCAAGGGACCGCACCCGCACGCGTCACTCGTTTTCATTACCAAATCTTGACAAATAGCCGGTGTCAACATGATTTTTTATTCTCTCCTCACAGTTTAATTTAGTTAAAAGTAGTCCATCATTAAGAAAACCATTACCATGATTTCGAAATCCAAATTATCCATCCTTAATGCTATCAATCAATTCATGTCGGACGACTTTTTGTTTGGCAACGTGGACCTGATCGAGAAATGGCACAGCGGCGAGACTCAGAAACGCGTGGGATTGATGTTGGGCTTGAAACAGAGAGAAGTCGTCCAGGGACCTCAGCGAAACATTAGCGCTTACCTCTTTTTTTGCGAGTCGAAACGTCGCGAGATTTTGGAAACCAATCCCGGCATCAAACCCAACAAGGTCATGATTCTTTTCGGAGAGTCGTGGCGCAATTTGAGCGACCAGGAGAAACAACCGTTTATCGACAAGGCTATGGTCGACAGGGAGCGCTACAACAAGTATTTGGAGAGTAAAGTGCGACCGAAAAAGAACGCCCGACCGAGTATTTATAATTTGTTTTGTACCGACGAACGACGCGCCATCAAAAAGGATCATCCCGACATGAACGCGTCCGACGTCAGACGAGAGCTAGGCAAAAGATGGAAGGCCGTCAAAGAAACGAATCCAGATCTTTTGAAAGAGAAATATGGATACGTGATTGAAGAGAGTCAAGATGTGGTAGGAAATCTCTAAATAATATCGTTCAACAGCTGACAAATGGCTCGATCGAATTTAGATTGATATTTGGCGACGATGGCGGCGGGTAGAGGGATGCAACGATGCTGTAAAATGAGCGACCAGTCCAACCGGTGACCGTAAATATCGATGATATCGGTGGCGAGTTCGGGTTCGCGGCTCATTTTTTTCCAATCAACCAGCGATTCGACGAGTTTCAATTTAAAGCTTTCGGGCACGTGCACGGGGAACGAGATGTGAAGCGGTAGCTGTTTAAAAAGATTCGGCCAGTCGATGGTATTTTGAAACGAGTAGTCCACCATGAGAGCGAGAGCAAATTTGTGAACGTCTGTGCGCAACAAGCGTTCACATTGATCGTACCTGGCTTGAGACATGATGAGCGCGCGCAGTCTCTCTCAAATAGCTTTATGTAGATGAAATCAAATATTTCTAAAAAATTTTCACACTTTTTTAGAAATGTATTTCTTGGGGAATAGATTTCAGAATGCGTTCGACAACGGTGGGTGACAATTCCAATTTGGTACAGAAATCCACGAGAACAATAGAGGGATTGTATTGCCGGCGAATGTAAATGAAAACAAAAGCGGCGACAATCATGTACATGCGTCGATTGATTTTCGTACGAATAAAAGCCATAATATCGGGACGATTGATGAATTTCAAAAAGGTCTCGTCCCTTTCGAGACCGATGTGTTTGAAAATCATGTCGGCCGTGTCCGAGTACGACTCGCGCAGGTAGCACAATTCGGGTATTTTTAGTTTGACTAAATTGAAGCCTTTATTGGCGAAATGATTGGTCAAGCCAAACCACCTGATGACCGTGTCGTAACTTTGAGGACATTTTTTCAGCATCAAGACGTGAAAGAGCGACGCGCAAATGATGGCTTTTCGGTAGTTTCCGCGATGAATACGTTGATTACAGGCCATGATAAAGTACTTGTTGGTCATTTCGACAATTTCCGGACTGAGATTTAAAAATTCCATTTCTTTACGAATGCCAATGTTGGCCTTTTGTTGAATTTGGTCCTGGTTGGTGTTTTGACACGTCATTTGTTGACGACAACGATTGCAAAATGTCCCGTCATTATTTTCAAAGTAGACGTGCTGACATTCAACGTCGACATGGTCGACTGGTTGAACGTCTCGATCTTTTGACGATAAATAATTTTCAAATAGACAAAACATTTCGTTTTCGTTTTTACCTTCTGCGCACGCTTTTAAGTTTCAATTTAACTCCGTAAAGCATTACGACAAGTAGGACGGCGACAGCTATAGGAATGCCGTAAGTGGACCAAGCCGACTCTTTGGCTAGGGGACGTAAATCGAACGTGATCACTCCACCGCACTGGGCTTGCTTGTAATGAAAGGGTCGTTCGAGTTGCACATGTTTATTGTGACGATGCGTCGCGATTTTAAAGTAGCCATCGTTCGGTCCCCATTGCGGGCCCCAAGTGTTGCGACAAATCCAGTAGGGAACCGATTCGTAGGTGAAAGAACTGGTTTGCACGTCGGCGGCGACACCCCAACCGACGATGACGACCGTGATGGCGCCGACGAGAGACGCGGGAGACGCGAATTTGGTGTGCGGATGATGAGTGACGACACGATCGAGATAGATGCCGTGTTCACCGAAATGACCCGACAAGAAATTGGAGTAGACCAACATACCGGCTATGACGGGTCCTTGAGTGACGATCGCTTGTTTGATGGCGTCAATGTCCGTCAGCCAGCGCACATTGTCGACGGTGGCTTGAATTTTAGAGAGACACGAGCAACGCGGCGTGGTCGACGACGACAATTGACTGACAAGTTGCGCGGCATTACCTTCGGCCGAGTGACATTTCATGCAAGGTGTGTAGTCGAACGCGGGTTCGCCGTGAACGATGCGTCGATCTTGCAGAGTCGAGACGACGGTGACGGCGAAATTGTTGGCACACGTTCCCTGATGACGGGCGACGGGAAGAGACACGTGATGACGCCAATCGAATTCGACGGGAAAGACATTTTGATGAGCAGCAGCAGCGACCGTGGCGGCAATGTACTTGTTGAATTGCAAATCGGTTTTGTAGAGACTGAAAATGGGACAATCTTCGCCGCCGTGGTCGTTGTCGCTGCGATGTTGCCGCACGATTTTATCGACGGCCGTGTGTTTGACGGGTTGCGCTGCAGGATGAGCGGGATGCAGAGGAACTACTTCTTTCGCCATGATGGAATGCGATTGTCTGGCCGGTGAGTGGGCGAGAACATCGGAAAACTGGGGCATTTGCGTCAACGGTTGACCGTGAGCGTGCGGGTAGTCACGAGGTGGTTTTTCTTTTTCGTAATGAGAGGTTTTATCCATACTTTTATTGTTCAGAGGTTGATTTCCCTGAAGCTGAGAATACGTCAGATAATTGTTCATAATTTATTCTACATTTACCTGAAATAAAAAAAGGTAAATCAGTCTCGACATTGAAACGATGCCCAGCGCATGGAACTAAAAAGAAACCCATTGTGGGTTATTTAAGCTGTGTTGCTGACAATGCCAAGTAGTCGTGGAATTGAAACGGTGACGAACGCTCGTGTTTTGAAAGTTGCATCAAACGTTCACCATGTCGGAAAATTTAGTCAGTACCATTTTAGAACTACTCAATGACTTGGTTAAAGCACAACAAAATACAGTGGACGCATTTATAGATAGAATATCTGTCAGGTATTCTCTGAACGAATTGGAACTGCGAACGTTGTGGAATGGCAGTGACCCTGATACTGTAGCGACTTTAGTCAACGACGACAACAAGTGCACTCACACGTTCACCAAAGGTCAACGTATCGGGCAACAGTGCGGTCAAAAGAATTCCGGAAACACGACGAAATGCAGCAAACACCAAAAGAAATTGAAAGAGCAACGATCGACGACCGCCGCCTCGACCACCATCACGACGTCGTCGACAACCGTGACCGACGACGGCATGCGAGACATTCCTCTGATGTTTAGTAAAATCACTAGCGTTTTGGCTTCGGATACGGAAGACTCTTCGGATTAAATTTCAAAAACACATTATATATTTTTGAAATTTTTTAATAACGACGACCCCAAGAAGCGCCCACGACTACTGGAGCTGGATTTGGAGCTGGAGCTGGAGCTGGAGCTGGATTTGGATTTGGCGGAGGTGCTGGATTTGGATTTGGCGGAGGTGCTGGATTTGGATTTGGCGGAGGTGCTGGAGCTCTCGAATTTCGTTCTTGTACAATGAGATCAATGTCAAAGACTTTTTGATTAAACGGTTTAAATTCTGAATTGATGACGGCCTTCACGTCGACGCTCATAACATCTTTAGTCAATAGATAGTTTGGTGGAATGGCCGGAGTCGTTCCCTCGGGCATGTACAATGGCATACGCATGGGATCGAGTCGCATGAGGGCCGTTTGACTGTAGGCATTTTCGACGAGATGCAACAGTTCATAGCCGACGATGGCGTCTCCGTCCAATTCCATTTGAGCTTCGCGCAAAAATTGCAACGTATTGTAGCCGCGATTGCGAGCCAATTGAGCCAGAAATTTATCGCCCGTGTCGCCGCAACCGTAGTAGACCAACGTCTTTTTAGTGACACCGTTGACGGCTCGAGTGTCGTACCTCAGAGATTTACCGGCGGCCATTTCGCCGACGAGTCGATCGAGAGCTTTGGCTTTGTAGCGAATAGTGTTGGCAAAATAGTTGAAGATTTTATCGCAACCGGGATTGTTGCTGGTCGCTCGTTTGTTGACGGCGCACACGCTGACAAAAGCATCGGCTGTAAATTCAGCCGATTCCGAATCGCGACGCAAAAACGACTGGAAATCACGACCGCCGTACAAAACGATTTGGTCGTTGGCGGCACCCAACAGTTTCATGGCGTGCACTTTGTTGTAGGCCACCAAGGTTTTACCCAACGGCAAGTAGAGTCCCGAACCGCGAACGGGATAGTAATAGGTGCCGACAAAAAGAGTCGGGTCGGCGAAAAACGAGTACATGGGTCCGAAACGAATGACTTCCAAATAGGGTCCAACTTGACCCAAAACATTGGCGTCTTGATCGAGAGTCACGCCGTTGGGTACGCGGAAAAACTGATTCGTCACATCGCGACGAGGTGTAATGGGCGTGGCTGGTTGAATTTCCGGAGGCATTTTGTAGTAGATTTCCAATTTTTGGTAGCGACCGACGAGATCGGCTTCGCTCATCGACGACCACGATGTCGCCGGTGAATTGGGATAGACGAGTTTAAAGTATTCGACCAATCGATCTTTTTCCGTAGCCGGTTTCAAAGCGCCCGAAGCGATAGCCGCTTTGACTTGATCCAATTCATTGAAAATGGGCGATTCGGGCTGTCCAAAACGGACGATATTGTTGCACGTCAACAAAACCGAATCGCCGACCCAGTTCAAGACACCGCCTTTCGTCTGACATTCCTCTTTGGATTTAAACATGATTTCTTGCGACGTGGGGAACGCGCCGTTCGGGGTCGGACCCGGTTTCGGAGGAGTGGTACCCCCGCCACCACCACCACCACCACCGGGAGTAGGACTTCCGCCGCCACCACCACCACCACCTGGAGACGGACTACTGCCGCCATCTCTACCAAAAGGGATCGTCATCCACATGAGCCAAGGAGTCACAATCATAATTATTATTATGGCGATGATTTGACTTCTTTCTAACATTTATTATTTAAAAAATCAAAGGATGGTATCGTTTTAAAATAGGATTGTATAACGGCGTCGGGGACAATGCCTGATTCTTGACATTTGGCGTCGTAAACTTGTTGGTAGCAAGCGAGAATTTCAGGCGTTTCCAACTCGATAATTTCACCATGAGTTTTAATCATGATCGTTTTAAATTTTTCGATTTGCTCCAAGTGTTGAGTGTACAGAGCGGCGATGGTGGCCATTTTGTTGCGTTTGACAATGTACGTTTCAACGGGATCTTTGGCTTTGGTTTCGTCAACGTCGTCCAGTAGCGCTTTGGTTCGATCTTGAAGTTCTCGAGTCGTGTCCTGTTCGCTGGCCTCGGCGCGTTTTCGCATCTCTTTTTCGGCCTGTTGATAGTCGTCATCGAGAACAACCTTATCGACGACTTTACCCATGATGGCTTCACAGATGGGGAAAGGACGACCGACGACGACGGTGTGAATCTTGTTGCAACTGTCTGTTTTTCTGATGATTTTTCTGGCAGCCGTAGCCGCTTCTTCTTCGGTGGCGTAGACGCCTCTAATTTTGGCGAAAGCCAACACGTTGTACTTGTTGATGCCGCCGGGAGCGGCTGGGAAAAAACTAAAAAGAGCATACTTTTGACCTTCGATGGGTGGATCTTGAACGGCGCGTTCCACCTGCGGGTAGTCGACAATGTGCAATGCGGCGCAAGCGGCTCGCGTTTCTTCCAACGTCAAAGGCGGCACAAACGGGTCCGGTTGCCATCTTTCTTTTTTCAATCTTAGACTCATTATAATAATATAATAATTTCTTAGTACAAGCTCACTTTTTAAACTCTCAATTTACAAAACAGGGAAACCCATTGTACCGCCGGCAATGCGGATAATATTGTTGACGATGACGGTGACTATAAATTCGAACGTCTGACCGAAATTGGTGCCCGACAAGACGGGGCCTGTGCCGTTACTGGCTATGATGGCGTCATCGCTAGCAGCTGGCACCAAGCTGACGTTGGACAATTTACCGTAATTGGTACTGCCCATGGGATCGAGATCGTTGAATTTCAACGAATACGAATACAAATGGTAGCCAGTGTCGGTGGGACAAGCTGGAGCGTGATAGTAGGGATTGACTAGACTGAAATAATCGCTACCCATGTTGGAAAAACGATTGGAATTCTCGTAGATGAGCGTCGTGTGCTTGATGGGATCGCGAGCGTAGCGGCTTTCGTAATCGATAGCTGTAGTAGTTGGAGTGACGACGGGAGAGGCAGTCGTGTAATTGGACCACTGATTGGCAAATGTGGAATTGCGAACCTGGAAAAAGAGGGCTTTGACGGCGTGATTGAAACGAACGTCGTAGCTAGGAACTGGATTGGCTTTGGGATTGAACGATTGACGAGGAGCGATTTGAACTTGTTCAATCAAAATGGTACGTTGAGATTTACCCATCAGAATACGTTCCTTGTTGCTGACGATGGCGTAGTTGGCCCATACTTGAACGCTTTCCAAGACGGGAGCGGCATCGATATCGACACCGACAACAGGCACGTTGACTTGAGCTCCGGCGGCGGCTGCATTGTCCAAAATGAGCAATTCTTTCCAGTCGCGGAACTGGAAATTAATGTGCATCTCGTTGTAAGGGATGGCAGCGGTGGGTAGAGAGACGCCAACATCGCGAGTGAAAAAGAAGGGTAAAACGAGATTGAGCGTTTGACTAGGAATAGTGTCTCCTGGACCGTGAGGATCGATCATGTCGCCAATGTTGCCAATCATTTGATCGTAAGCGGCGCGTTTACTAGCTTCGACAGTGAACTGAGAATAGGCATCCAAATGATAATTGTGGATGGTGTGAGCAAACAAATCGTTGAAAGAAATGCTCGTCTCTCGAATGAGATTGTGCATGAAATTTTTGGTCCAACGAAGGCGACCGTTGGCGGCAAAGCTATTGGTAATTTTGAGAGTGACGGCGGGAACGACGACGCGAAGCCACACGTGAATGAGGTAGTCACCGGCGCGACTGACGCTGACACTCCACTCTTGCCCGAAACCGGCATTGCCGTTGTTGCGCGACAACAATACGGGAATCTGAGTGAACCAAGTCGATTTCAAGGTGGAGCGGACAAAGTAAACGATGGCATCGGGTCCCGAGTACATGTACTTTTCGATCTCATCCAATGTTGCAATATCAATAAATCCTGAAGTGATATTCGATTGCGCCATTTTTTGATAATATATTTATTATAACGCCAGAATAGATTTTTGTTGATTAAAAATTCCTAGTTTAGATGTAAAGATGGATAATATCTTGGAATTTCACAAACAAATAGAAACACATTTTAAGGAGGAAATTAGTCAGCTAGAAGGGTTGACGACTCGCGAACAACAAGTGTGCGACTACCTGTCGCAACCGTGGCTCTCGGAACGCGTTCGCAGTCACTTGATTGACGATCTGGACGAGATTCGTACCACCATTAAAAATATTAATTTTATTCGTTTCTATTTCGTAGAAATTCGTTCGATTCTCAAAGAGTACGTGCAGCTGATGCAAATGCCGACGGTGAACACGTTCTTCCAGAAAGAGGACGGCACCAAGCAGCAGCATCACGCGCGTAAAACGTACGTGGTGAAAAATTTTTGGGAAATTTTTGATTGCTACAAAAAGTACTACTACAACGTCAAAGTGGTCGATCAGCAAAAAGACGATCCGAACACGTGCCAGTATTGCGGTTCGACTCTCGGCTACTTTTTCGACGAAACAGTCAACATTTGCTACACGTGCAAATCGGAGAAAGTCTACTTTATACAGTCGAGCAATACGGACACGACGCGCGTCAATCCCAAATACATTTACGATCGAAACCAACATTTTCGCGACTGCATGATACGTTTTCAGGGTAAACAAAAGAACACTATACCTCCAACTATTTTAGAAAATATTAGTAACCATTTGAGCGACTATCGGTTGACGACCATCAGTCTCAGTCACGTGTGTATGATTATGAAAAATTTAGGCTACAGTAAGTACTATGACGACTACGTGTTGATTCACCATTTGATTACGGGTCAACCTCCGTGCGACATTTCCTTCATTGAAGAGCAGCTCTTGCAAGAATTTGACATCATCAATATGGAGTTGAAGAATTTCAAGGAATTGAATAAGAAAAATTTTAATACACAATACATCTTATTTTTACTACTAAAGCATCACAATATCAACGTTCACGCTGATCATTTCATGTTGATAAAATCCAATGAAAGAAAACTATTGACAGATAAAATTTGCAAAACTATCTTTAAATCGCTAGGTTGGAAGTTTAACAGTATCCTCTGAACACACTGCACACAATGTTGTTTCGCTTCTTCAAGAAACCCTTCTCATTGACTGCCGCTACGGTACCGACCATTCACGGTTTGTACGGCGTGACCAAGAAACGTGATGGAGAACTGGTGGCCATCAACGGAGACGGATACGCGTACGACATCAACGAAAAGAGAGTGTGCCAAGTGCCGACGTTTCCTCACATGGAATTCGTGGCCTACGGCGAATACATCAAAGGCGACGAAAACAAAGACGACGTTATTTATCTGTTTGAGACCAACAGTTTTCGAGTGGATTACACGAAACGACACGATTCCCTGAAAAAATTGGTCGACAACAAGATCCTATTTCTCAACAATTGCGTCTTTACGTCGTACCCGTTCAATTACATTCGAGATCATTACGATAGCGTCGATGAGGGCTTCATTTTAACGCGAGTTCACGGCAAAAGTCCCGTGTACAAATACAAAAAGTCCAACGACACGGTCGATTTCTACATCAAAGACGGCAAATGTTGGTGCCTCATTGCTCGAGCGCAGTACGACGAATTGAACGACACGCCTCCCGATACAGACGCCAATTATTTTCTGGTCGAATTCACACCGTGCAGCGAGTATCGTGGCGAGGAAACGGATTGCGTCGTCGAGTGCCACTGGAAGGAAGATGCCAATCAAGACGCGGCGTCAACCGATAAAGTCGGAGCGTGGTACGGTTACCGCGTGCGCCAGGACAAGACGGATCAATTCAAAGCCACCGGATGCGGACCGAACAATTGGAAAACGTGCATGGATCACTATGAAAATTTCTTGAATCCATTGACATTAGAAAAAATATTTTCCTTGTTGTAAAAGAAGCATAATAAATGGGAAATGCTAAATCGACTAACGTAGCTAAAGCAGTCGTAGATATCTATTCGAAAATAGCCGCTGAAACGGTACAGACGAGCACCATTAGTACGAGTAACACGCAAATCATCAGCGTCGACGGTAGCGGTGGCGATGTCAACATTAGCGGCAACACCATCACGCAAACGGCCAAAGTCAACATGACGGTATTGATGGACAGCATCAGTAATGTCGATTCGCAAAAAAGAATCGGCGTGCAACTCGATCAATTGGCGAAATCGTTGGTGAGCGGATTGAATTTTTTTACTTTTGACGATGCCAAGAATACGGCAGAATCTATCGTGAAAAGCCAAACGACCATCAACAACGCTATCCGTCAATCGTGCGTGTTGAACGCCAACAACGTGCAAAGCATCACCATCAAGAACGTCAAAGGTAGCGTCAACATTACCAACAACGTTCTGAGTCAGATGAGCGAAATATTCGACAAGTGCGCGCTGAAAAGCGTGCTCGGCGTGAAAGCCATCGACGACGTGCAACAACGATTGAATCAGGAAGCCGAATCGAAATTGGAAGGTTTCAATTTGGCCTGGTTAGCGGCGGCCGTTTTGGCTTTCGTGCTCGTGCCCGTGCTGGTCGCGGCGCGAGTCACGTCCAACGCTTTGCGTTTCGTTTTTCCTCTCATGATCGCCATCGGAGGCGTGTTTTTTGCCTTGTACTTTACCCTAGGAAAAACGTACATGAAATCGTCCAATTACACGCGACCGTTCAGAGACACCTGTACCGGTAATGTGGACGGTAGCGTTCCAAGGACGACTATCGTTCGGCAAGCCATGGATGCGTGCCTGAAATCGTCATCGTGTCGCGTCGTCGACGCTCGTCTGACGGAAACGGGTGGCACCGTCGCCAAACAAGTGCCCGAAATCACTTTCTACAAGAGCGGCGACGGATGTAAATTTCAGTTTTACCCGCAAGGAGTCGTTCAATTGGCCGCCGTTGACGTTACCGCTGTTAAAACTACCGATAGATACCAATGGTTGCTCTACGTAGGAATCACTATGATTATCGGCGGATTACTGGGAACAATCATTCAACGAGTCAGAAATAATGGCAGTAGCAGTAGTAGTACAAGTTTGACCACGAGTGAATTGACGTCGTTTCCTTCGATAGAATAAAGATTCGAATCTCTCAGAAAGTGATTTGAATCTAAGCGCCACCTAAATAGTAGGCTTGAAACATGTTGCAATTTTCCAAAACGTCGAAATCCTGCGGCAACGAATTGGTCATAAAATACGCCGACACGTAATCGGTGGATCCATTCAAAACAAAAATAGCGTCGACTTTAGCCGTAAATGTTGTCAAATTACTTTGCGTGGAATTATTCCACGAATTGACGTCTTGCCACAAGGGATTCATGGCCGCATTTTGAGCCAAACAAAAATGAATACGATTACCGCCCAATGTTCGAGGAGCCCAAGCAGTCGCGCGAATCGACCACACGCCGGCTTTTTTAGGTTGAAATTTTCCACTAGCATACCAGCCGCCGGTAGTGTCGTAACGTTTGGTAAAGTACGACGCCAAAGTCCACGTATTGGCTACAGCATTAAAATAAGCAAACACGTTGGTGTACTGGAGATACAACAAACTGGTTGAAGTCGCGCTTTGATTGGAAGTCGAACAGCACGTTTCAAGCTGAGCGGAAGTGAAACCGGCACCCACTAAATTACCATTAGCATCCAACATCAACAACGTATTAGCCGGAGCCGTCGATTTCTTTTGAAAAGTCGAATCTATTTTACTAGATGACCACAATGAAGTGGTAGACGGAGCACCCAATAAGCCGGAATCTTTAATATCGGATTTCAAGAGGACGTTGTTGGTGGCGGCGAGAGCATTGGAAGCTTGCGTGCAGCACGCGTTGATAAATGTGGGAGTCAAGCCGCTGTCGACTAAATTACCGCTAGCATCGGGCATCAGCAGAGCGTTAGCCGGCGCCGTCGTCTTTTTCTGATAGGTCGCATCGATTTTGCTGGACGAATACAATTTCGTGGCAGAAGTGGACGTGTCGACGATATCCGTTTTCAACAACGAATTATTGCTAGCAGCGAGAGCGTTGGAAGCTTGCGTGCAGCACGCGTTGATAAACGTGGGAGTCAAACCGCTGTCGACTAAATTACCGCTAGCATCGGGCATCAGCAGAGCTTTGGCCGGAGCCGTCGTCTTTTTCTGGAAAGTGGCATCGATCTTGCTGGACGAATACAATTTCGTGGCTGACGTGGACGTGTCGACGATATCCGTTTTCAACAAAGAGTTGGTGGCGGCATTGGCGGCCTGAGCGCAACACGCCTCTATAGATGTTTTCGTCAAACCACTATCTACTAGATTACCGCTAGCGTCTGGCGTTAGAATAGCATTAGCGGGAGCCGTAGTTTTCTTTTGATACGTGGCATCTATTTTGCTAGACGAATACAGTTTCGTAGCGGATGTGGACGTGTCGACAATATCGGTTTTTAGTAAAGAGTTATTGCTTGTAGCTAGAGCGTTGGAAGCTTGCGTGCAACACGCGTTGATGAACGTCGGTGTCAAGCCGCTGTCCACTAGGTTGCCGTTGGCGTCAGGCATGAGCAAAGCATTGGCTGGCGCGGTGGTTTTCTTTTGATAGGTGGCATCGATTTTGCTCGACGAATAGAGTTTGGTAGCCGATGTCGAAGTGTCGACGATATCGGTTTTCAATAGGGAATTGGTAGCGGCATTAGCGGCTTGCGTGCAGCACGCTTCGATAGATGTTTTCGTCAAGCCACTGTCGACTAAATTTCCGCTAGCGTCCGGCATGAGAATAGAATTAGCAGGAGCTGTCGTTTTCTTTTGATAGGTGGCATCGATTTTGGTTGAACTGTACAATTTAGTAGCCGATGTCGAAGTGTCGACGATATCCGTTTTCACTAGAGCGTTTGTGCTGGCCGTCAACGCGTTGGAAGCTTGTGTGCAACACGCGTTGATGAACGTCGGTGTTAAGCCGCTGTCCACTAGGTTGCCGCTAGCGTCAGGCATGAGCAAAGCATTGGCTGGCGCGGTAGTTTTCTTTTGATAGGTGGCATCGATTTTGCTCGACGAATAGAGTTTCGTCGCTGATGTGGACGTGTCGACAATATCGGTTTTCAATAGGGAATTGGTGGCGGCACTGACAGCTTGCGTGCAGCACGCTTGGATGGCTGTGGGTGTCAGTCCGCTGTCGACTAAATTACCGCTAGCGTCGGGCATCAGCAAAGCATTGACCGGTGCTGTCGTTTTCTTTTGATACGTGGCATCGATTTTGGATGAACTGTACAATTTAGTAGCCGAAATGGACGTGTCGACAATATCGGTTTTCAATAAGGAATTGGTGGCAGCACTGGCAGCTTGCGTGCAACACGCTTGAATACCGGCTGGTGTCAATCCGCTGTCCACTAGGTTGCCGCTGGCATCGGGAACCAAGATTGCGTTGGCCGGCGCTGTCGTCTTTTTTTGAAAGGTGGCATCGATTTTGGAAGAACTATAAAGTTTGCTAGTGGACGTTGTCGTGTCGACGATATCACTTTTTAATAAGGCATTGGCTACAGCTGTAGTGGCGTTGCTGGTTTGTTGGCAGCAGGCGCTAATGAATGCCGGCGTGATGCCGCTGTCGACTAAATTACCATTGGCATCGGGCATGAGCAAAGCATTAGCCGGAGCTGTCGTTTTCTTATGATACGTGGCATCGATGTTGCTTGACGAATAGAGTTTCGTCGTGGAAGTGGACGTGTCGATGATATCTGTTTTCAAAAGCGAATTAGCGGCAGCACTGGCAGCTTGCGTGCAACACGCTTGAATACCGGCTGGTGTCAGCCCGCTGTCCACTAGATTGCCGCTGGCGTCAGGCATCAAAAGCGAGTTGGCTGGCGCGGTCGTCTTTTTGGCATAAGTAGCATCGATTTTACTCGACGAATAAAGTTTGGTAGTCGATGTGGACGTATCGACAATGTCGGTTTTCAATAAGGAATTGGTAGAGGCACTGACTGCCTGCGTGCAACAAGCTTGGATGGCTGTCGGTGTCAGTCCACTGTCCACTAGGTTACCGTTGGCGTCGGGCATGAGCAGCGAGTTGGCTGGCGCTGTCGTCTTTTTGGTATACGTCGCATCGATTTTAGCCGAACTGTAGAGTTTGTCAGTGGCCGTGGACGTGTCGACAATATCGGTTTTAAGTAGGGAATTGGTGGCGGCACTGACAGCTTGCGTGCAGCACGCTTGGATGGCTGTCGGTGTCAGTCCACTGTCGACTAGGTTGCCGTTGGCATCGGGAACCAAGATTGCGTTGGCTGGCGCCGTGGTTTTCTTTTGATACGTGGCATCGATTTTAGAAGAACTATAAAGTTTGGTAGCCGAAGTGGACGTGTCGACGATATCACTTTTCAATAAAGCGTTGGCCACAGCGGTAGTAGCGTTGGTGGTTTGTTGGCAGCAGGCGCTAATGAAAGCCGGAGTGATGCCGCTGTCGACCAAGTTACCGTTAGAGTCGGGCATGAGTAACGTATTGGCCGGCGCCGTGGTTTTCTTTTGATACGTCGCATCGATTTTGGATGAACTGTAGAGTTTATCGGTAGATGTCGACGTGTCAATAATATCGGTTTTCAATAAGGAATTGGTGGCGGCATTGACAGCTTGCGTGCAACACGCTTGAATACCGGCTGGTGTCAATCCGCTGTCCACTAGGTTGCCGCTGGCGTCAGGCATCAAAAGCGAGTTGGCCGGCGCTGTCGTTTTTTTGCTATACGTAGCATCGATTTTGGACGAACTGTAAAGTTTGTCAGTAGATGTCGATGTATCAACAATATCGGTTTTCAGTAAGGAATTGGTGGCGGCACCGACAGCTTGCGTGCAGCACGCTTGGATGGCTGTAGGAGTGAGGCCACTGTCGACTAAATTTCCATTGACGTCGGGCATGAGCAACGAATTGGCTGGAGCGGTCGTTTTCTTTTGATAGGTGGCATCGATTTTACTTGACGAATAGAGTTTAGTAGCCGAAGTGGAAGTGTCGACGATATCGCTTTTCATCAAAGCATTGGAAACGCCAATTTTAGCGTCAGCCGTTTCTTGGCAACAAGCACTGATGAAAGCCGGCGTAATGCCGCTGTCGACCAGATTACCATTGGCATCTGGCATGAGTAACACATTGGCTGGCGCCGTCGTCTTTTTGGTAAACGTAGCATCTATTTTAGAAGAACTGTAGAGTTTATCGGTAGATGTCGACGTGTCGACAATATCGGTTTTCAATAAGGAATTGGTAGCAGCATTAACAGCTTGCGTGCAGCACGCTTGGATGGCGGTAGGAGTTAGGCCACTGTCCACTAGATTGCCGTTGGCATCGGGCATGAGAAGCGAATTGGCTGGTGCTGTCGTTTTCTTTTGATACGTCATGTCGATTTTGGAAGAACTGTAAAGTTTATCGGTAGATGTCGATGTGTCGACAATATCTGTTTTCAATAAGGAATTGGTAGCAGCGCCAACGGCTTGCGTGCAACACGCTTGTATGGCACTAGGCGTCAGTCCACTGTCCACCAAATTACCGTTGGCGTCGGGCATGAGTAAAGCATTGGCTGGAGCGGTGGTTTTCTTTTGATACGTCATGTCAATTTTCGAAGAACTATAAAGTTTATCGGTAGCCGTAGACGTGTCGACGATATCGACAATTTTCAACGATTCATTGGCGGCTGTTATAGCGGCCGTGCAACACGTGGTAATAGCCAAAGGCGTGAGACCGCTGTCGACCAGATTACCGTTGGCGTCGGGCATGAGTAGCGAGTTGGCTGGCGCTGTCGTCTTTTTGGTATACGTGGCATCGATTTTGCTGGACGAATACAATTTGTCGGTGGCCGTGGACGTGTCGACGATATCTGATTTCATGAGTCCATTGGCTGAACCGGTAGCGGCTTGAGCGCAACAATTTTGAAGAAATTGTGGAGTGAACCCGCTGTCGACGAGATCGCCTTTAGCGTCGACGACGACGATAGCATTGGCAGGAGCGATAGCTTTCTTCTGGAACGTGTCGTCAATTTTCAGAGACGAATACAATTTAGTCGCCGAGAGGGACGTGTCGACGATATCTGATTTGAGTAGCGAGTCAGAAGCGGCGTTGGCAGCTTGCGTGCAACACGCTTGAATAGCCGCCGGCGTCAATCCACTGTCAACCAGATTGCCGTTGGCATCGGGCATGAGGAGAGCGTTAGCCGGAGCCGTGGTTTTCTTTTGAAACGTGGCGTCTATCTTGGGAGCGCTGTACAACGCGTTGCCACCGCCGTCAATAATATTGCTCGGCGACAAAGCGTTGCGAGCCGTTTCGCAGCACGCATTGACGATAGTGGGCGTCAGTCCGCTGTCGACTAAATTTCCGTAGTCGTCCATCATGAGTAAATGTTGAGAACCGGCGACAGCTCGTCGTTGGTAATTGGTATCAATATAATTGGAACTGAACGTGGTAGTGTAGTCGACGATCGTGTCCTTGATTTTATCGCAACACGAAGGCAAACTGTAGGGTGTGGTAACGATATCGCCGTTGGTATCGGTCGATAAAATACTATTGGCCGGCAATGTCACCATTTCCAGTGCGCCAGTATAGGCGTTGTACGTGACTGGTCGTTGGGTGACACTTGTTTCCGGTTTTTTAACGTACGTGGCATCCGTTTTCAAACTGCTGTAAAGACCATCGGATTTAGGCTGAACGTCGTCGATTAACGCTTTAATACTTTCGCAACACGACGTGATGAAAGGAATACCGATTTGTGAACTGGAAACGTTGCCGACGGCATCGGCGACTAAAATGGCGCCCGGTTCCAATTTAGTTCGTCGCAGAAAATTCTTGTCGGTAAAACTACTGCTGAACGTGTTGGTCAAACTAGCCGTCGTGTCATTGATGATTTTTTGAGGGCAACATTCGGCGAGTTCTTTGGTTTTCACCGACGACGAAATGAGAGCACCAGTCACGGGATCGGTGACGACGACCCGATCGGGAACTAAACTCAACATTTGACCTTCGGGACCAGTCTTTTTAAAGTAGGCGCTAGTGTAAATAGCCCCAGATAATACCAACATAACCAAAGCCACAAAGAGAGCTAATTTAGCCGTTTCATTCATTTATTGATATATACAATTAATTTAATGGTAATGAGACAATCCGACTAAAACAGTTTCATAGAAATAATTTTTTTATGAAACTCTATTCATTATTAATCGAAATATAAAATAGAGGTTTTTTCGTGGTCATGTGTCCGTAAATAGGATCTCCTTGATAGTGAAAACCGCACGCATTGGAAGCATCGATAAGATAGTTGAGGTGATGAAGTTGGATAATTTTCTCGACGTATTTACACTTGTCCGATTTGAAACTGAAAATACAAAAGTAATCATCAGAAAGACCAAACATGAGCGGAGGCAAATGTTCGCAAGCGTACAGTGTACCTTTGATGAAGAGAAATTTACCTGCGTAAAACGAGTTTGAAAAGTCTTCCGTACGCCGATTGACGTGAAACGTGACGCGAGCACCGTGATGCGTCAAATAAGCATTACGAATATTGTAGGGTACATCTTTTCTGAAGATGGAAATGGCGTTGTAAGGCGAACGGTCGCTAGAGATTTTATCGACCCAACAATTGATGGGAAATTTGTAAACGTGACCATAAGTGTTTTCTATGACGGTAAAAGTGGATTCAAACCAGCGAATATCCGGTATGGATGTTTTTATAAAATTTTGATAGTTTTTATAGACGTGCAATTTGTTGACGTTCAAAACGAGTTTGGCATTTTCCTTGACAACGGTCGTGTTTTTGAAAGGCGTCGATATTTGAAGATCGCTTTCCTTGTCGTAAATGACACTGCCGTACAAATGACAATAGCGTTCGAGCCCGACAATGAGATCGCTGGGTTTACGTATGGCCGCGCAGACGACACCGACGTCGTGTTGCGGCAAAATGAAACGATCGCGTTGGAGAGCGGGTTGAGTCAAATCGACCACCTGGTCGTACATGCAATCGCAAAATTGTTGAATGGCTTTTAAAATGGGATGCTGAGGTGCTTGACGAGCGATAATCTGATAGAGATGTAAACAGAAATATTGTATTTCTACAGTGAGCAGTTTAGAGCGAGTGTCTCTAGTTGTCTTGAAGAGTTCCGATATGGCTGGTGTTCGACTGAAATTGTGCGGCGCACACTGGAAATCGCCTCTCAAATGAGGATCGATACTGTGTCGCAAATCCATGGTGCAAAATCCAAAGTCGATCAACCTCGCTTCATATGCCATGTGAGGCAGATAAATGCCTCGTTTTTTATTGGCGTCGGCCAAAAGAAATGACGACGTCGATTTGGCCACCATCACGTTACGTAAATGAACATCAAAGTGTACCATTCCCAAATATTGCTTGATAATGTAAAAAGAATAGGTTAACTGGAAAAGAAATTGAATGACGTAGTCGACGGTGAGATGCGGTAAAAAAGTCATGACTTCATACGAGTAGCGTTCTATGAAGAGAACGTAATCTTTGTCGACAATGTTGGCACTGATGTAGTTGCAGAGAAAAGGACAGACTTTCATTTTGTTCAAATAGGAAATGAATGGGCAAAAATAAATTTCAGCCAAATCAAAGTCGAGCAACCAAACGCCTTCAAACAAAAGAGCCGATTGTTTGAAACCGTTATTGTTCATTTTGACGATGACATCAGCTTGTTTGCGGTCTACCACCTTGTGACCGTTGATTTCTAATTCGTAAATGGCTCCAAAGCCTCCCTTGGTGAGAGGAACTAGGCGATAGAGACCGCGTTTCCAAAAGTACTCAAAATCTTTATTAGTTAGACTGTTAATGGCTGTAGCGACATTATTAAAAAAAGAAGCAAACATTTTATCGAGAGAAAAGCAGTAAATAGTATTCATGATGCAACTCGTTTATTGAGAAAAAAAATTTTCATTCATCGTTCAAAAAAACCGTAACAAAAGCGGTAATATTGGTATTGCAGCGAGGGCAGATGCCGTACTGACAAGCGCAGGTGGCGCAGAGAAACGAACATCCGCACGGTAGGAGAACGGTGTCTGCAGTGTTGGGACATTCGTCGCAAAGAGTGGCGTCATTCACCGAGATTCGCGTACGTTGGTCGTGCAGAGGACAAAAAAGGGCGTGTTCATCGATAGAGTTGCAGACAAAGCAAACGTTTTCGTTGCACGAAGCGTGACGAAAAAAGCCTTTAGAAGCTAAATGCAAATAATTGGGATCTCTGTTATAAGAGATGAAGCGCAATTCAAATTTGGCCCACGCCGGATGATTCATCTGCATCGGATAGGCTAAAAAGTTAAAATTTTAAAATAATCAGCAGGTTGGCGACAGAGCGGACAGTGGTCGACATTTAGAGCACAATTGGGACAACAAACGACATGTTTGCAGGGAAAAAGAATGGTGGCGGCTTCGAAACAAACGACGCACGTCGAGCGAGACTTTTTACCTGGCACGTGTTGGTAAAAAATACAACTCGACGAATGAGAGTCAACGTTGCCACAGTAAATACATAATTTCTGGATCCAAATGTCTTTCACGGTGGCTTGCAACATGGCACCGAATGATTCCATCATAAACATTTCACCTACAATCTGCGTCGAAATTCCCGTCATGCCGCAGTTGCAGACTTTAAAAAAGATGGGCGTCGATTTATAGGGAAATATATAGAGACATTGCAATTGGGATTTGAGACATTTCAAGCAATTAAAAACTACGTAAGCAGAATGTGATTGATAGAAGCCACACGAGGCGGCGGACGAGTCGATGGTTTTCGCTCGATTGTCCACCGACATGAAATACTTGAAAAAAGGGGAACGAAATCGCGAAAACCCTACACACACACACATACACACAGATACACACAGATAAGTAAAAGTTCAACATAGCAGCAAAACAACAGTAAACTCACCCAAAGAATTTAAATAAGGACAGCAATCGCAAGATGTCAACGATGAAAACGTCGTCGTCGACATCATGGCTCCAGCCGAAAAAGGAGCTAAAGCAGTCGAAGCCATAAAAGCAGCTGGCGGAGTAGAAATGACTGGAGCAGGCATGGTTATGAGTATGGTAGCGAAAATGCGGACCATTTTATACGCAGTTGTGGATCGAAATCGTCATGACAATGCAAAAACCCAACAAAAATTGTCATGACAACGGGAAATAGCCACAGAAATTGTCATGACTACGGAAAATAGCCACAGAAATTGTCATGACTACGGAAAATAGCTACAGAAATTGTCATCACTACGGAAAATAGCCACAGAAATTGTCATGACAACAACGATAACGCGTAGCAAACGGCGAGGAAAACGTTGGAAACTTGAAGCAAAACGTTTACACTTTTTTGCTAAGGAAATGTTGCAAAACGTTTACACTTTTTGCTCTGGAAATGTTGCAAAACTTTACACTTTTTGCTCTGGAAATGTTGCAAAACTTTACACTTTTTGCTCTGGAAATGTTGCAAAACTTTACACTTTTTTGCACTTTTTTTTGCTCTGGAAATATTGCAAAACGTTTACACTTTTTGCTCTGGAAATGTTGCAAATCGTTTACACTTTTTGCTCTGGAAATGTTGCAAAACGTTTACACTTTTTTGCACTTTTTTCTCTGGAAATGTTGCAAAACGTTTACACTTTTTTGCTCTGGAAATGTTGCAAAACGTTTACACTTTTTGCTCTGAAATCCGGTGTGTCACACAAAGAAACAATGTTTTCACAAACTTTAGGAAATCCAGTGTGTCACACAAAGAAACAATGTTTTCACAAACTTTAGGAAATCCGGTGTGTCACACAAAGAAACAATGTTTTCACAAACTTTAGGAAATCCGGTACGTCAAACACACAAAACAGTGTTTTCCCAAAACTTTTCCTGTTTGTCACGTGATTTGTCAGGGAATACTCGAGCAAAATACGAAAAGCCGCACGGAAGTTGGAACAAGTGATTTTTTCCGTGGAATCCAAGAAAAACTTGTTCCCAAAACTTTTTCTGTTTGTCAAGGAATACTCAAGCAAAATACGAAAAGCCGCACTGACGTTGGAACAAGTGAATTTTTCCCAAAAATCCAAGAAAAACTTGTTCCCAAAACTTTTTCTGTTTGTCACGTGACCGTCAGGGAATACTCAAGCAAAATACGAAAAGCCGCTTTTACGTTGGAACAAGTGATTTTTTCCCTGAAATCCAAGAAAAACTTGTTCCCAAAACTTTTTCTGTTTGTCAGGGAATACTCAAGCAAAATACGAAAAGCCGCTTTTACGTTGGAACAAGTGATTTTTTCCCTGAAATCCAAGAAAAACTTGTTCCCAAAACTTTTTCTGTTTGTCACGTGACCGTCAGGGAATACTCGAGCAAAAATGTGAATAGCCGCACGGACGTTGGAACAAGTGAATTTTTCCCGAAAATCCAAGAAAAACTTGTTCCCAAAACTTTTCCTGTTAGTCACGTGACCGTCAGGGAATACTCGAGCAAAATACGAAAAGCCGCACTGACGTTGGAACAAGTGAATTTTTCCCTAAAATCCAAGAAAAACTTGTTCCCAAAACTTTTCCTGTTTGTCACGTGATTTGCAGGAAAAATTCAAAGGGTCACAGTTGTTAAATAATAGATATATTAAACCACTAGAAACATCTGTTAAAGGAGTTGCGATTTTTCGAAAGTTTTTTGTAGGATATTCTTCTTCTATTTTTATAAAAGTATTAGAGTAATTTACACGACTCATAGATGGCGCTTTGGCGGATTTTTCGAAAGTTTTTTGTAGGATAT